ACGGCAACGGAGGTAACGATCAGGAGTTGAAGCGTTTAACCGAAAAATTCATGTCTGCTAGCGGTAGAGCAGAGAACTTGGTAGGCGAAGTGATCCGTGCTGTAAATCGCTTGTATTACGAGTTCTGTAACAACGGAAACAGCAACGCTATGGATTGCCACACTATCCCAGGAGAATGGGTAGAATGTCGAGCATGTTCAGGTAGCGGTACTGTTGAAGAGTATGATGAGGATAGTGATGAGTGGATAAGTAGCGAATGCTGTGATTGTGAGGGTTCGGGCGGTTACTATGAAGATGATGAAGAGGAATACACACTCAATGAGTTCTATGGTAACTTTATAAATCTGATTCGCGAATACTTCACATCAAAGAATTGCGCAGAGGGAGTCAAGGCTATCAACGAACTTGAAGCAATAGTAGAAAATATGCGTGATACGACCGACGCTAATATGAGCATATACGACCGAGTTACAGATTACGCTGTTTGGTTGGTTCTCAATGACGAGGATAACACTACTCCCATCCCAGAATGGTACAAAAATGAGTAAAGAAAATCAAATAACAGGACGCTTCCCTACTCCACAAGAACGGAGTGGGGAATTTCTGTTTTATACAAGGTTATAAGTAACAAACATGTATAAGGTATGAAACAAAAGATTCCACGCAAAATCAAGAAGGAACTGAAGAAACTTGAAATAGTAGCGGTACAACATCCTTCACATTTAACAGATCCGTTTGACTCAGGATTCAGAGGTATCAGAGTACACGGCAAGGTAAATAAAAGAACACGCAAAGTGATAGCAAGAGTCATGTTTGAGTATAAGCGTTGGCATCAAATGACGGCACAACAAGTGTTTCAAGAAATGATAAATGCGAAAGCAGATAACAATAACTAATTTAACAAAAAGTAAAAGTATGATTAGACCATTAGCAGATCGAGTACTCGTACTCCCAGATCCTGCCGAAACAAAAACGGCAAGCGGTATTATCATTCCTGATACGGCAAAAGAGAAGCCTGATTCGGGAACAGTCATCGCAGTAGGCGGTAAGGTAACAGACATTACCAAAGGTGACAAAGTCCTGTATCGTAAGTACGCAGGAACAGAAGTAAGTAACGAAGGCAACGCATATCTTGTTATGAAGCAAGATGATGTTATTGCTATTGTAGAAAATTAAAAACAGTAAAAGAAAATGGCAAAGGAAATTAAGTACAATGTAGAAGCAAGAGAGCTCCTTAAAGAGGGAGTAGATGCACTTGCTAACGCAGTAAAGGTAACACTCGGTCCCAAGGGTCGTAATGTTATTATTGGTAAATCATTCGGAAACCCACACATTACCAAGGATGGTGTCTCAGTAGCAAGAGAGGTTGAGTTAGAGAACGAATTTGCAAACATTGGTGCTCAGATGGTAAAGGATGTTACACAGAAAACAAACGACGATGCGGGCGACGGAACTACAACCGCTACAGTACTTGCTCAGGCGATTATAGGGGTTGGTGTAAAGAATGTAACCGCAGGAGCAAATCCTATGGACTTGAAAAAGGGTATTGATGAGGCGGTGAGAGTAGTAGTAAGCAATCTCCGTTGTCAGAGCCGAGAGGTTGGTAGCGATATATCAAAGATTGAGCAGGTAGCCGCTATCTCTGCTAACAACGATAGCGGTATTGGTAAGTTGATCGCTGAGGCAATGTCCCGAGTAAATAATGACGGCATTATTACAGTCGAGGAAAGCAAGGGCACAGATACCTATGTAGAGGTTGTAGAGGGTATGCAGTTTGACCGAGGTTATGTATCAGCATACTTTGTAACCGATACTGAGAAGATGCTTGCGGAGTTGGAGAATCCGTATATCCTGATCGTCGATAAAAAGGTATCAACAATCAAGGAGCTTATGGGAGTTCTTAATCCAGTTGCTCAAAGCGGTCGTCCTTTGGTAATCATTGCTGAGGATGTAGATGGTGAGGCATTGTCTGCCCTTGTAGTAAATAAGTTGCGTGGTGCTTTGAAGATTGCCGCAGTTAAGGCTCCTGGCTTTGGCGATAGGCGCAAGGAAATGCTTGAGGATTTAGCGGTACTCACAGGAGCAACAGTCGTATCAGCCGATAAGGGTATGAGTCTTGAGGATGCTGAGTTAGAGGTTCTCGGTTCGGCAGACAAGATCTCAATTAGCAAGGATAATACTACTATCGTCAACGGCAACGGAAGCAAGGAGGCAATTGAGTCTCGTATCAAGCAGATCCGTGCTACTCTCGAGCATACATCTTCAGATTACGACAAGGAGAAACTTCAGGAGCGTCTAGCAAAACTTGCCGGAGGAGTGGCGGTACTTTATGTTGGAGCACCGACCGAGGTTGAGATGAAGGAGAAGAAAGACCGAGTTGATGATGCTTTGGCTGCTACTCGTGCCGCAGTTGAGGAGGGTATAGTTCCTGGTGGCGGTGTAGCGTACATCCGTGCTAGTGCTGCTCTCGAGAATCTCAAGGGAGATAACGAAGACCAGAACACAGGTATCCAGATTATCAAGCGTGCTATTGAGGAGCCATTACGCCAGATTGTAAATAATGTAGGCGGTGAGGGTTCAGTCGTAGTGAATAAGGTTAAGGAGGGTAGCGGTTCTTTCGGCTACAACGCTCGTGACGATCGCTATGAGGATATGTTTGAGGCAGGTATCATTGACCCAACAAAGGTCAGCCGTGTTGCTTTGGAGAACGCTGCTTCCGTAGCAAGCATGTTCCTCACTACTGAGTGCGTTTTGGTAGAGAAGAAGTCTGAAACTCCTGCTCCAGCAGGAATGGGAATGTAATAACAACTAACAAGAATCCCGCTGTAGGCAATATTCTATGGCGGGATTTTTCCTTTATAATATGAATAAGCAAGAAAGACTCGACAAAAGGTATTTGCGCATGGCTCGCATATGGTCTGAGAATAGCTATGCAGTCAAGCGTCAAGTAGGTTGTTTGATAGTAAAGGATAAAGCGATTATCAGCGACGGATATAACGGCACGCCAAGCGGTTTTGAGAACATTTGCGAAACTGTAGAGTGTAACACTGTTTGTATGCTAGAGGGTCCTCAAGATCTACATCGATGTAGAGAATGTTCATTCGGAAAGTTAGTGACGAAGCCTTATGTCCTTCATGCGGAAGCTAATGCTATTTCCAAGCTTTCTCGAAGCTCGAATAACTCCGACGGAGCTACTTTATATGTCACGGACGAACCATGCTTAGAATGCTCGAAAATGATAATACAAGCAGACATTCGTAGGGTAGTATTCTGGAGAGATTATCATACTCATGCTGGAACGGAGTTACTCACCAGAGCAAATATAGAAGTTCTTCAAATTAAAAACATTGATGACTAATGGCACTTTTTAAGGTAAAATTCTTCGGAAGCAAGAACCGCAAGGAACAAATCAAGCAAGTAAAAATGTTCGTAGATGCTTCAGATCGCAATAAGGTAGAAGAAATTCTCCATCATAAATATGGTTACGAAGTAATTCACGGACTCAAAATTTCGGCATATGAGGACTAATGAATATGATAACTTTGTTGAAGAGCCTCAATCATTACCAAAGGAAGAAATTGAAGCAGTTGTTATTGCTAGCTGTTTAACATCTTCAATAGCTATCGTCTTGTCAATAGCAAAAGGCGCAATAGCAATTTTTGCTTTAAGGAGGAGGATCAAAGGAGGAGGATTATAGGAGGAGGTTTATAGGAGAAGGATTATAGAAGGAAGAAGAGTACAAGTATAAACTGAATGGTAGAAGGAAGGGGTTGTGAGGGGAAGGAAACCTGCCATATAGGGGGGAACAGCGTTATCTTCCTCATCAGAGTTTACAAATGTAGAAGATGTAGAATATGAAGCAGTTGTTAAAGAAAATAGCAAGTCGCATATTACGCCAGGAGATCGAGGCAATGAACAAGGATCTCTATCGTCTTAAGCAACAAGCATATGGACAAAGGGTGGTAATGCTTCCTCAGGGGGCGGTGAGTTGTATCGTTGATATGTTGCCGAATCCTAACGATGTAGCCACTGGAAGATTTACGGCAGATCAGCTGTTAGCGTTGAACGCTCCTGAAAATGTACGCAAGTATCATTATGTCCTCAATGGTGAGGAGCGTTGTAGTGAGATTAGAATCGTAGCAGATGATCGCAAGGAAAAGCCTGAGAATGGTTTGATGATTGAGCTAATAGATTTCAAACTAAAAGTGTTCATCCCGTTAGCATGTACCAATAGTAGGTTCAACGGAAGCATAGGAGCAGAAGTCAATACTTGGGTATGGGATTTTTATCGTGCTGGAATAAGGGCGGTAGGAGATCGAGATTTCCAAATGATTACGGAGTTCCTTTCAGCGTCGGCGGGGGTTTTATCATAAACGAAAAGAAGTATGGCAGAAACAAAGAAAAAGGACGAAAGCAAGAAAGATTACGATGAGGAGTCGTTAGAGTTACTCGGTCTAGATGGTCAAAAGCCGAAACCGAAGAAACCTGTCTTCTACTTTCAGCGTATAGGGTTGGTGATACCGATTTGGGCGGTACTGACTCTTGAAAAAGATATTAAGTGGGAAGATAAACCGAAGGTACATCCAGTGTACGGCATAGTTATTAACCGAGGAATGGAACCGAGTCAGATGTGTCCCATAGGTGAAAAGGCTATGTGGTATGAAAAAGAAGAACTTCGGGATTCCGCTTACGAAGCAGTTATAGGGGAAATGAATCGCACAGCGTTCAATGTAATAACAGTTTAATTAAATCGCAAAACAAAATGAAAAAGTTTGAGCTTGTAGCCGCAGTGGCAAAGGAGACTGGCCTGACACAGGACAGCGTAAACAAGGTAATTGACTCAATGTCTAACATTATCGTAAAGGAGTGTGTTGAGAACGGAGGTGATGTAAATCTTCCTGCTCTTGGTAAGTTTAAGCAGAAGATCAACCCAGCTCGCGAGGGTATCAATCCTTTGAATAAGAAGCCTATTTCTATCAAGGAGTCTCGCACTATCAAGTTCACTCCTACTAGCAGCATCAAGGTAACAATTGAGCCAAAGGTTGCTAAGAAAGGCATGAAATAAACCACATTGCCGGACGACCCAGTTGAAGAAATTCTCTGGGTCTTTTTATTTCCCCAAAGTTACTAGTTACATAACGAAAGTGTGAAGATAATGGAAGCAGTACTGGAAAAGAAAAATTGGCCAAAGTTTTTGAAAGTGAACGGAACGCCAGAAAAACAGACATTTAACAAATATCTATTAAAACCATGGAAGAAAGGTGAGATCGTTAAGGTAGTTCCGTGGGATGAACAGAAGAGTAGTGTAGGGGAAACGGATCTTGCTTATCGTAAGCGATATGTTTCAGTGATACGCAAGGATGATAACGGAGCTTGGACGCTTAAATACACTTGGACATGGGGGATATTTGACCCAATGACGAATAAATAACATTTTATCCACTAATAAAAATTTAACAAAATGAACATTATTAAAAGACTTGCCGTTAAGGCTATTTTCTCAAAGGAGCAGAGAGCAGTAATTGCTCAGTCAATCGCTTACAGCGAACACAAGTATCGTCAGCACGGAGATGTAGACGGAGCTATCAAGGTTGGTATCGTACGCAAGGCGGTTGAGAAAGCGTTTGTCGTTAAGAACAATCGTAAGTATTCCGCAAAGGAGGTTGCTATGATCGTAGAGCGTCATGTAGATGCTGCTATCCGAGCGACTATTGACATGTTCAACAAGAAGAAGCGTCAGGCTGATGAGGCTAACAAGGACTGCTCAACAGGAACGCTTGCCGTAGGTACTGTTGTAACTCGTGAGAAGTGCGACGCTTGTGAGCATAAGGATGAGTGCGGAATTTACGACATTCTTTTCAAGGGAAAGGAAGAGCCTGAAGCACCTGATTGCGGAAACGAGAACTGCGAGAAGCGTGACAAATGCCCTAGTTATATCGCTCCTACTCCAGAGGGCGGTGAGGAGGAAGCTCCCGAGGGCGAGTGTGATACAGTAGGTACTGCTTCAGCAGCTGAGAAGATTGCTGAGGAAGAGCCGAAGGCAGAGTAATTAAGGTTTCAAAGAAACGGAGTCACCTACAAGGTTATATTGAGTAGATGGTTTTATTTTATACATAACATGATAAAGAGTAATTACATAGTATTTGACTGCGAAACTGGCGGTCTTGATCCCAAGGAGAACCCAATCACTCAGTATGCGGCAATAATTCTTGATGGTAAGACGCTTAAAGAGATTGATAGGTTTGAAACATTTATCAAGCCTTACAACGATTTGAAGATTGATAAGGTAGCTCTTGAAAAGACTATGGTTAGTATGTCCGACATTAACAGCGGAATGTCCTTAAAGCAGTTTGTGAAGACAGTAACGGCTTGGTGGGAAAGCCATAGAGCGAAGACAAAAGTGAAAGAAATGGGTCGCTTGGTTCCCGTAGGGCAAAATGTAACATTTGATATAGGGTTTATCAATGAAGCGTTACATCTAGAGGGTGCTGGCGATATAACAGATTGGCTGTATCCTAATTTCATAGACACTTTTCCGCTTGCTAAAATGACTTGGGGGTTGACGGGCGACGAGAAGCTGAATTTGGGTGCTAATTGTGAGCGTGCTAAAATACGACTTACTGATGCGCACGGAGCTATGAATGATACGGAAGCTACAGCCGAACTATTGCGTTGGTTTATGAAGAAAATGCGTGCTAAGAAAGGCGGTAGCGATTCAGAATCGTCAGAAGCGAGAGTCAAGGGTCAAGAGTTTTTTGAATTTAAGTGTGGAGCGAAATAACAAGTATAAGTTATATCACATAAATGTAAAACAATATGGAAAATAAGACTGTAGGGTTCGACCCAGGAGCTCCCGAGGGAGACAAAACTGTTAAGACTACCATGAAGGGTGGTGAAGTAGTAAAGCAAGAAGAGGTTTTAGCACCAGGACAGAGCGTTATTCTTGTCGGCTGTATGAATCAAAAGATGATTAAGTCGGTAACAACTGCCGCAAAGAAGCAGGGAGTTGAGGTAGTAATGCTCAACGATAAGGTTGTAACCGATTATCTCAAAGTCAAGGGAGTAGAAGTACCAGACGCAGAAGCGGTTACGCTTGACTCATTCCTTTCAGACGCTAGCAATAGAATCGTAGCAGAACAGCAGGCGGCAAAACTATGGGCTGTTATGATGGGAAATACCGAAGTTGAGGGTGCTGAGGAAGTAGAATTCACCGAGACGCAGGTAGTTCATAAGACTACTTTGAGTCATAAGAGGGCAAATGAGCTTTTCAATCTTTTGAGAGCGTTTGGTCTTCTTGAGTGGACAAATCCTAAGAAGCGAGTATTCAAGCTTCATTTCAGCAAGACTCATATTCACAGTGCTATTCATAACGACATTCTTGAGGTTTCAAAGACTATCAATAGCGATATCCTCCGATATAAGAAATCAATAGAATCAGACAGCGAACTTTCAGAGCAGGAGCGCAAGGAAAAGTTAGCTAGTTTGAAGAATGCCGTTATAGCATCGTTGAATTTCTAATCAATTCAAACATAAAATACCTAGCTAACAAGTTGCTTCTTGCGCTTGTTAGCTTTGTTCGTGAAAAAGATAACATATGCAAACAACGCTTTTACAATCTCCCACTCACCAACTAGAATGTCTCAATATAGTTGATGAAATAATCGATGGAATGGACGATAGGGGTATTATGGAGCTGTGTAGCGGAGGTGCGGGAGATATAGACCGAGTCTTCGACCAGCTCATGAGTGATACCTATAAGGTGATGTACACGGGAGATACGAATATAGACTTTGCGCCAAAATATCCTACACGCTTGAGCGAAAGTATTGAAGAGGTTCTGCGTTGTAAGAATCTTACTTACTTTATTACAAGCGTTATGCCGGACTTTCAGATTTCTTGGCATCACTTGGAGTGGGGAGATTTAGTACATCGTCATAACAAGTTAGGTATTGAGGCGGCACGTGACCACGGAAAGAGTTACTATTTCAGTAACGCTTATCCTGCTTGGCAATTGTATAGGTACTCAAAACCTAAACGAAGTCAATACTCAAAGCGACCAAGCAGGAGTAATTCAAATCGTGGATACCTATTTTCGTTCTCACTCCAGCAGTCGGTTGACCTCATGGAGATTTTGAAGAACACTATTGAGGGAAATGATATTCTGAGAGACCGCTTGGTTCCTGATAGTAAAAATAGCGGTGCTTGGGCAAGTACCAATATAGTTTGTAAGAACGGAGCTCGTCTTACATGTAAGGGTTTTGGTTCTTCAGTCCGTGGTGCTCACCCATATTGGATAGTAGTAGATGACGGACTGAAGGATAATGTTATCTACAGCCAATTACAAAGGCAGAAGAGCATCGATTACTTTCATTCAGTAATTATGAACATGCTTGTTCCTGGAGGTCAAATAATCGTCGTGGGAACACCATTCCACGCATCCGACCTATATGGCGATCTGAAAAGTAAAAGTAAGACCGCCACAGGAAGCGACAAGGGTTGGTTCATGATTGAATATCCTGCTATATTCCCCGATGGAAGAATCTTATGGCCTCAGCGTTGGGGCTTCCTAGACCTTATGGAAAAGCGTACGACGCAGGGTAACATCATTTTCAGCCGTGAGAATCTTTGTAGACCGATTACTAATGAGTCGTCTATATTTCCGCTTAAAGTTCTTGAAAGAAGTCTTGTACGCATGGAAAATTATTGCCTAGTGCGTAATAGAGACGACTTCCCTATTAAGTTCAATAAGGTAGTAGTCGGATGTGACTTCGCTATCAGTAGTAATGTAGGAGCTGACTATGCTGTGTTTACTGTATGGGGAGTAGAAGATGAGACGGGAGAGCGTTGGTTACTGCATTTTTGGCGTGATAAGGGTAAGACTTTCAACGAGCAAATGCAAGTTCTGAAGGGTATAAATGTAAGATTCCGTCCGGATTCTATCGTTATGGAGCAGAATGTATTCCAGCAAATCTTTGTTCAGGAATCTGATCGTCAGGGATTACCAGTAGTAGGACACACCACGGGAATTGATAAGTACGACCTGAAGTCAGGATGGCCAGGATTAGCAATAGACTTTGAGCGAGGTAAGATACATATCCCAATTGGAGATAAGTACTCTCAGGATATCAAGGATTTAATCTTTACAGACCTTGGTTCCGTAGCGTTCACCGATAAGGGTCTGGAGAGCGTAGGTGAGCATGACGATATTTCGTCTAGTTTTTGGCTTGCTAAATTGGGTGCTAATCTTATCACCACAGGTTTCAAATATACTTTCCTGGGGTAGCATAGTTAGGTATAATGTAACACTTAAAGTAACAATAATGGAAAATTATAGACAACAACCGCCATATACAATCCAAATCGAGCCGACTGAAGGATGTAATTTAGGTTGCAGTTTTTGTGGTCTTCAAGGTATGAAGAAAAATGGAAAGACTCCTTGGAATTTCATGACCACTCAGACCGCCACGGCAATAGCTTCTAGAATAGCAAGGGCAGGATGGACAGCAAAGATCATTTTTGCTATGCATGGAGAGCCGACGCTTAACAAGGATCTGTTTGAGATAGTAAAGATTTTCCGTAAGCATTTACCAAATAACATATTCCATATCATATCAAACGGATGCGGATTTGTTAGAGGTAACGGAGGTCTGACTCCTACTGAATATTGTAAGCGTTTATTTGACGCAGGCATCAATCATATTCTACTAGATAACTATTCCCCCGACGGAGACTGGAAAGCTGTTGTAGATGATGTAAAAGATGCCTTTACAATAATGTATCTCGGCGAGGATAAAACTCCTATGTTCCGTACAGATAAGGGTAAAGACATAATTGTTTTGCCGTCTATTGAGACTACAAAGATATCGTTAGTCAGAAACCTGAAGAATCACTGTGGTGCTGCATTCCCGTTAGACGATAAACATAACAATAAGCGTTGCGCAGTACCTTTCCGTGAGTTGAGCTTCCGATTCGATGGAAATGTAGCGATTTGCTGTGATGACTTCCGAGGTCAGTATCACATAGGAAACATTCGTCATTATAAGGACATTGATGACTTGTGGAACAACGAACGCTTTCAAGCAGCGAGGGTTATGCTTTACAACGCCAAGCGTAGTTTTGCTCCTTGTAAGGGATGTACGAGCGTAAGTATGCGTGTAGGTTTATTGCCTGATAAGTTGGGTAAAGATACTCTTGAACCTATAAGCGAAGAAGTAGAATTGTTCACTCAGGCTATTGGTGAGGAGGGTTATCTTTCAGATACCATAGTTAAAAGACCTTGGGAGAAGTAATTATGAGCGCAGGATATTCAATCAACAACGATGAACCTACTGTAGTCATATTTACAGACGAGGGGTTAAAGGCTCTTTTGGAAAAGTATCGTTGTAAAAGCAAGGAAGATCTTGATGACTTACTGTGGTACGATTACGGAGTTACTTTGATAGACAGTAGAAAACACTAGTAATATGGAACAGGATTATATCATAGCGGTATTCACCAGAGGTAGAGTAGAAACTCAATTCTTCATTGAGAGTTTGCCGGAGGTGATAAGGGGTTTGATAACAATAGTTTGTCACCCAGGAGAACGCTCTGCTCATTTGAAGCGTTGGAAAGGGCAAGTAGCAAATGTTATTGAATACGGAAAACATTGTACAAATTTGGGGCAAGCACGAGATTGGCTCATGGAGTATTGTACTGATAACGGAATTCGTTACGCTATTCAAGTAGATGACAATGTAGTTTTCGGTGCTCATGCCGTAGGTAGTAATATCAGTTTGAAGCATAAGCTACTTACTGTGAGAAATAATTTCTCTGAGGAAGATCAAGCGATGATATACACGCAGATGTTTCAGTGGATGCTTGATTCTTTGAGAAGCGGTTATGGTGTAGTAGGAGTCAGTCATCGTAGCGGTAATAATCGCAAGACAAATGAGGTTGATGAAAATACTCGTTTATTCGCAGTATGGGGAATCAGCGTTAAGAAATATCGTAAGGTGGGAGCGAAATTCGCTGATAATCCTTTCAAAGAAGACTTTCACATGCAATTAGCGTTCCTTACTAACGGAATCAAAACTATTTGTAACAACTGTTACACTTTTGATAAGGTTAAAGGAGCTAATCAAGCAGGAGGTTGCTCAATCTACCGCAATCTAACGAATGTTAATAAGGGTAGCGAGTTCTTGAAAGAAGCTTATCCTCAGTTCGTTTCACTCGTGGAAAAGAAAAGCGATAATTGGAGCAACTTGGGAGGAGACGAATCTAGTGAAGTCTCAATTATGAGAAAGGAAGTTATCGTCCACTGGAAGAAAGCGTACGAGAGCAGTCAGAAATAATGACGGGTATTGAGGCATGGTGTAATGGTAACACACAAGATTTTGGTTCTTGGTTTGGGGGTTCGAGTCCTCTTGCCTCAACAAAGGAGAGTTGGTTAGAGCACCTGACTCATAATCAGGCGGTCGTAGGTTCAATCCCTGCTTGGCCCACTCAACGCTCTGATGGTGGAATTGGTAGACACGAGGGACTTAAAATCCCTTGGCCAGTAATGGCTGTGCGGGTTCAAGTCCCGCTCGGAGTACTAATAATCAATGTGATTTATGATAAAGATTTTAAGAAAAGAAGGATGGGACTTAAATCCCAATGATAAGGTTGTAAACGCTATCCTCTCCAGAGCAGAGAAGAATAATGGAGAGTGTCCTTGTCATAATCCAGGAGAAACGCACGAGGATAGACTTTGTCCTTGTAAGGAATATAGAGAAAACGATTGTTGTCATTGTACACTTTATGTAAAGAAATAATATGGAAAAAGTAGCAATTCAAGTAGTATTAAGCGAGGGGGCAAAATTGCCTACATACGCAACTCCTAATAGCGCAGGAGCAGATGTATATTGTCGTGAAGCATTTACCTTGAATCCTGGGGAGCGTAAGTTAATTCTCACAGGCATCAAAATGCAACTCCCTGATGGTTACGAATGTCAAGTTCGTCCTCGTAGCGGTTTGGCGGTTAAACACGGCATAACAGTCCTCAACAGTCCAGGAACGATTGATGCTGATTATCGTGGCGATTGCGGCATCGTTCTTATTAACACAAGCAACACTCCTTACAATTTTGAAGCTGGAGAGCGTATTGCTCAATTTATAATCAAGCGAGATGTCGTTCAGGCTGAATGGGAAGTAGTAGAGTCTCTAGATGAGACAGAACGAGGAGAGGGCGGTTTTGGTCACTCAGGAAAGAAGTAGCTATGTTACAGAAATACTTGTTAAGAAAGCCTTTGAGCAAGAATCAAGTAGACGATATGGTCGATGGGTTAGTGAATGTTATGCGTTACGCTGACTCATCGATTCTGTATCCTACAGACATAGAATCTGCTCAACCGAATAGCGGAGTAGATCCTGAATGGATATATCCGATATACAATGGTTCTAATGCTTTCTCCGAACTTTCAGCTATCCATATGTACACTACTCAGGAAGCTACTTTTGAGGACATAGGTCAGCTTATGTTGGGCATAGGAATCGTTGAAATGCAACATTATGGTAAGCTATCAGAGTTCATTCGCGCAATTGGCGGTACTCTGGAGCATAGTTACGATAATGAGGAAGTGGAGATAGGCGGTACTCCTGAAGAAGCGTTAAGGATTGCTTTGGATGGTGAAGAGAAAACTATTGAGTTCTATGAAAGCCTTGCTGAAAAGATCGAATCTGTGAAGCAGACTCCTACTACTCGCACAGCTCTTCAACTCGTAGCGAAGTTAAGATCTGACGAATTGGTACATGTGAAACTTTTAAGAAAGAAATTAGAAACATATGGAAGTAAGGAAAAGCGATAACAGTCTTGAGGAATATAATCCGAAAAAGATTGAGCATGGTGTGAGAGCTGCTTTCAAAGCGGTAGGCAAGCCATGTGACGATGTAATCGTAACTTTTGTCTTGAAGGAGATAAGGGTGTACGAGAATATAACTACAGCGGAAATACGCAAACAAATTGAGCACGCTCTAATGGATGTAGATAAGGACGCTGCTCATGCGTATATTGAAACTTATGATAAGATTGCTGCTGAGAATGTAGCTATTGCTAAGAAGCAGGATTTTATCACCCAATATCTTGCCGCATCTAATGCCGCAACGGGAAGTAAGTTTGACGCAAATGCTAATGTGGAGCATAAGAATGTTGTTACAATGGGTAACGAGTTACACAAGTACGATAACATTCGTCAAAATAGACGCATGCTTTACGAGCGTATTAAGTTCCTCTACAACAAGAAAACAGCGAAGCAATATATTAAGGATCTTGAGAATCACTTCCTATATAAGCATGATGAGACCGCTATCCCAGGAATACCTTATTGCGTAGCTATTACAATGTATCCTTTCCTTGAGAACGGACTTACTCAGTTAGGCGGTATAAGTACCAAGCCGACGGATTTGAAGTCGTTCTGCGGAGAGTTTATCAACCTTGTATTTTCTATTGCTTCTCACTTTGCTGGGGCGGTAGCGACTCCTGAATTCCTTATGTACATGGATTACTTTATTCGTAAGGACTATGGCGATGACTATCTTGAGCGTCTTGATGAGGTAGTAGATTTGACTGTGAAGAAGCGTACTCTTGAGCGTGTTATCGAGAATCATTTTCAGCAGGTAGTTCACAGTATGAATATGCCTTCAGGAAATAGGGGTTATCAAACTGTATTTTGGAATATTGGATATTTCGATGAACCTTACTTCAATGGCGTATTCGGAGACTTTGCTTTCCCTGATGGAACAAAACCGAAGTGGGAGACGCTGAGCTGGCTACAGAAGAAGTTCATGAAGTGGTTTAACAAGGAGCGTAGTCGCTATGTACTTACTTTCCCTGTGGAAACAATGGCGGTGCTAACAGATGGACACGATTTAGTTGATACTGATTACGCTGAATTTACTGCGGAAATGTGGGCTGAAGGTCACAGCTTCTTCTGTTATCTTTCTGATAGTCCCGATAGCCTTTCAAGTTGTTGTCGTTTGAGAAACTCAATAAAGGATATGGAAGATGCAGAGCATAATCATAACACTCATCAGTTTAGTATGGGAACGGCTTCCGTAGCAACTGGAAGTAAGAGTGTGATGACTATAAATCTTAACAGAGTCATTCAGGAAGCTACTCGTGAATTCTTCAAGCAAAATAACCGAGATTTACAAGGAGATAAACCGATAGACGGAAAAGTAGTAGCGGAAATAAGGAAAGAGCTTTATAACCACATTTCTGACGCTGTTAGGAACATTACCGAGCGTGTACATAAGTATCAGACCGCTTTCAACTCGCTAATTAAGGACTTCTATGAGGCAAATATGCTTCCTGTGTTCAAGGCAGGGTTCATTCATATGAACAAGCAATACCTTACTATCGGTGTCAACGGCTTGACAGACGCTGCTGAATTCCTTGGAATGGAGATCAGTGATAATGAGGAATACGCTGAATTTGTAAATTTGATCTTGGAAACCATAAATGTTTCAAACAAGAAAGCAAAAACACGAGAACTTATGTTTAACACGGAGTTTGTTCCTGGTGAGAATTTAAGCGTGAAGAATTATGGATGGGATAAGAAAGACGGCTACTTTGTTAGTCCTCGTCATGAAATGTATTCTAGCTATTTCTTCAACCCAGAGGACGAGTCTCTCAGTGTGTTAGATAAAATGAAGCTACACGGAGAACGCTATGTTCGTTACTTGGATGGCGGTAGTGCTTGTCACATCAATATCAAGGAACACATGACTCAGCCTCAATATAGACAACTCCTGAGAGTTGCTGCTGAAAACGGAACAAACTACTTTACATTCAATTGTCGCAATACTGTTTGTAACGCTTGCGGTCATATAAGCAAAGACACGCTTGATGTTTGTCCGAAGTGCGGTAGTAAGGATCTGGATTATCTTACCAGAATTATAGGTTACTTGAAGAGGGTGTCTTCATTTAGCGAGCCAAGACAAAGAGAAGAACATGAAAGAGCATACAATTGATACGATTAAGTATTTGACGAGCATGGTCACCTTTGAGGAAATTCCTACAAGGGTGACTTTGTCTCTCAGTATAACAGGATGTAGAGGTACTTGCGTAGGATGTCACAGTCCAGAATTACGCAGGAATGTAGGTACGGAATTGACGGATGAAGAGTTAGACGCTTTAATTCGTAAAAACAATGGTGTAAACTGCGTTCTGTTTTTAGGTGAAGGAACTAATCAGGCGAGGTTATTACAACTGGCAGAAAGGGTGAGAAATCATTGGAAAATGGATGTAGCGTTGTATAGCGGTAGGGATGAAGTAGAGGAAGCGGTTTGGAACGCTTTTGACTTCCTGAAAATAGGTAGCTATAAATCTGAATTTGGTCCATTAAACAATCCTAATACGAATCAAAGACTATACCATTTCAGCAAATTTTACAGCAGTTCAGTAGGCGGTAGAAAGGGGTGGAGAGACATAACTTCTTATTTTTGGCGAAAAAAGTTTTAATTTTTCTTTGCTATTTCGCAAAAAGTAGTAATTTTGTACCATAAATGAATTGTAAAATAAAATTGTTATGGAAAATCAGATTAAAATCTTTAAGCAGCTTCAAGAGACTTCTTCTCGTTTAGGTAAGGAAGCTATCATTTCAGAAAACAAGGGTAACAAGTTCTTCTGTCAGTGTCTCAACTTTCTTTTGAATCCGTTTATTACCACTGGAATAGATGTTAAAAAATGGGATAAAGTAAGCGTAAGCGGTGGCGGTTTAGGTCACACAGACGATCTTGCTGAAGAATTCTTGATAGTTCTAGAACATGTTCAAAACAATAATTCGGGTAAGATATCAACAGTAGAGACTGTGAAAGGTTGGTGTTATAAAATGGGGGATGAAATTGAGGAGTTCACCCGAGCTATGATTACCAAGTCTCTCAAGTTAGGGGTAGACGCTAAAACAGTCAATAAGTGTATTCCTGATTTAATTCCCGTCTTCGATGTTCAGTTAGGTACTCCGCTTGAGCAATGTAAGTTAAGCGGTAATGAATGGATTAGCATCAGTCGTAAGCTCAATGGAACACGCTGTGCGTATGTTGGCGATAAATTATTCACCCGTCAAGGAAAAGAATATAAGGGTCTTGACCACATTCTGGCTGATCTGAAGGTTATGGGGTATGAGGATCGCATGTTCATTGATGGCGAGTTGATTTATAAGAACAACGAAGAACTGTCAGACAGCGACGCATTCCAGAAAGGTACGGGAATTGCTATGAGTAAGGAGGGAGATAAGTCGCAACTCAAGCTTGTTGTGTTTGATGTGTTCCCTTTGCCGGAGTTTTACAATGGTGAATCAAAGGAAGACTATCTTGGTCGCAAGAAATATCTCATAGAGCTCAGAAGCAAAATCAAAGCGTTGCAAACAAAGAATGTAGCGGTAGTTCCTATCGTATATCAGGGAACGGATCACTCAAAGATCACACAGTGGTTAGATTATGCAGAGCGTCATGATTGGGAGGGTGTTATGCTTAATCTGAATTCACCTTATCAATGTAAGCGTGTGAAGACGCTTATTAAGGTCAAGAAGTTCTTCAGTTGCGACATCCGTTGCGTAGGTGTTGAAGAGGGTACTGGTAGAAATGAGGGTACGCTTGGTGCTCTGGTTTGTGAGTATAAGGGTAACGAGGTAAGGGTCGGCACAGGATTTAGTGACGAGAAGCGTAAGGAAATTTGGGCAGATCCTGATAGCGTTATAGGTAAGATTATCAGCGTAAAATACAAGGAGGAAACAAAGAATAAGAATGGTTCAATAAGCATCCAGTTCCCAGTGTTTGAGGCGGTACGCTTCGACAAGAACGAGGAAAGTTATAACTAATTTTAGCAAAATAACTAAAATCCCCAAAGTTTTCAATAAAAAAATTTTGAGCTTTGGGGATTTCTTTACACCTTTGTATCAGAATTGTAAATGAAATAGTAATTAACATGGCAACATTCGTACCTAGTAAATATCAAAAGACAGTTTATACCTACATTACAAAGGGTAAGGGAAACGCAGTGATAGACGCTGTAGCAGGTAGCGGTAAGAGTACTACAATAGTTAATGCTCTTAAACTCATCCCGACTGATAAGCAGATACTCTTTTTAGCATTCAATAAAAGCATTGTTGAGGAGTTGAAGATCAAGATTGGTAATCTTCACAATGTTGAAATTCGTACACTTCACAGCCTTGGCATGAAAGCGTTATTGAAAGCGTATAAATCTCAAGTCGATGATAACAAATATACATCATGGCTCAATAGCGGTATTCAGAGCGGATTCATCAAGCCAACCTATGACCTCAAAGATAAGGCTGGGGAATGGAAATCAAACATTTTGAAACTCATTGATCTTGGTCGTGTAAATCTCGTAAGAAGCGAGCAGGAGTTAGACGAGTTAGCGTTTAAGCATAATCTGATTCTGTTTGATAACGAGACTAGCAAGGCAATTCAAGGTATTAAGTGGGGTGAGGGTGAGACCACTTGGATTGATTACACGGATATGGTGTATCTTCCTGTTGTGAAGAACTTGCGTATGTATCAGTTTGATTGGGTATTCATCGACGAGTGTCAGGATTTGAACGCTGCTCAGCGAAACCTATTCTTGAAGTGTATTAAGCCTAGTGTGGGAAGATTCGTAGCGGTAGGAGATCCCCGTCAGGCAATATACGGATTTGCCGGAGCAGATGTTGAGAGTTTCAACCTTTTGAAGCGTATTCCTCACACAGTGAAGCTTCCTTTGAGTGTTTGTTATCGTTGTGACTCAACGATCATAGATTTAGCGAAGTCAATAGTTCCTCAGATTGAAGCAAGAGACAACGCTCCCGCAGGAGTAGTTTGTAATGAAAGCGTTATTGCTGATGTGAAAGATGGAGACATGGTTCTTTGTCGAGTTTCAGCTCCCCTAGTTAAGCTGTGTATGCGTTACATTTCTCAGGGGGTGAAAGCATATGTGAAAGGCAAGGATATTGGTAAGAACTTAATCAACATGATTAAGAAGACCAATAGAAAACGCATGCCTGAGGTGATGGAGAAGCTCGAGAGGGAGTTAGGTCGCATAATAGGTAAAGTGGTTGCTAAGACACATTGCAGCGAGCAGGAGGCACGAGAAAGCGATGCTTATCGTAGCTATGAGGATAAGTTGAACGCTATAACTATATTGAGCGAGGGGTTAGAGGATGCTGATGAGGTTATGGATAGAATAGACATGATCTTTTCAGATGATTCAAAGAACGGAATCTGTCTCAGCACAGTTCATAAGAGTAAGGGACTTGAAAGCGATCGAGTGTTCATCATATGTCCTGATAAGTTTTATGTGAAACCTTGTATGAGGGTTCCTTGGATGGCGGAACAAGAAAGAAACCTAGTTTATGTAGCATACACACGAGCAAAACATTTTCTGGGATTTGTAACAGACTTTTCTGCGGAATAGCAAAGTTTTTTAATAACAAGAAATAGTAAATCAAATCGGTATGGCAAACAATCAAGATCTAGACAAGGTGCTCAAAAAGCTCCGCAAACTACAAAATCTCTATGAAGGAGCAAAGGCTATCAACAGCGAGGGTGAAGCAGCAAATGCTGCCTTCCTTATTCAGAAACTCCTTACAGAGTATAATCTCACCATGGACCAGATTGGCGTAGAGCCTGAGGAAGATCCTATTCTTCAAGAGTTCACATCAGGTTTTACCTATAAGAGTATTGGCGGTGAATGGGAAATGAGGCTTCTATATGTTCTTTGTAAGCATAACTTTTGTCGCTGTTTTGTTTATGGTAGAAGCGTTAAACAGCTACTGCTTATTGGAAAGAAGGAGAATCTTGAGATTGTTAAGTGGCTCCGTTCTATGCTTTCAGAGCGTTATGTTCAGTTCTCAAAAGAAAAATACAAGGAATATCTTGCAAGCGTTCCTCCGTATGTTAAGCCTATGAGCAAGGATAAATATCAGCGTGGCTATCTTATGGGTTGTGCCGCAGGTCTTGATTCAAAACTTACTGCTGAATCTGTTTAGTTATTAAAGTAGCATAGATAAGTATTTCATAAAGTTTGGAGATCAAGCAGAGAACAGTCGTGAGATAGGTCTCTGCTTTTCTTTTATACATAGTTACTTACTAAAACAGTTTTTGATATGAATATTCTATTTGATGGTAATTATCTTTTCCACAAAACATTTAGCATATTCTCAACCTATTACAAGGGGCAAGATATGTCTGAAGTTTTGGCGGATAAAGAGAAAAGACAGGTTTTGATACGAAAATGTATCATTGATATGTGTGCTACAATTAAGCGTTTTGAAAAAGATATAAAGCGTGTAGCGTTTGTAATTGACAGTCATTCGTGGCGATACAATTTTTATGCTGATTATAAGTACGCTCTCACCAGAGTAAGGGACGCTTCGTATGAAGGGTTTTTAGAATGTTTGAACGAATTTGAAGCTCTGTTAAGAAAGCGAGGTATTATAGTTAGTAGAGTACAAGGAGCTGAGGGTGACGACTTGCTTTATGTATGGTCGTTGTATTTTGGTTATTGTCTTGATGAAGAGTTAGTGATAATTACGGGAGATTCCGACATTCGTCAGATAATGACAAAGAATGTAGCCTTATTCAATAATAACTCCAAGAACTTGAAAATGTATTGTATTCCTGAAAAGGAAGTATTTTGGAATGAGTATCTTGACACAGATGTTCAGGTAGTAGCGGTAGATCCGTTTGAGATCTTGTTATATAAGGTTATTATGGGAGACAATAGCGATAACATACCGAAAATCAAAAACGGATTTGGTCCCAAAGCGTTTGAAAAATTCATAGAGTGGATAGGTAATTCCCGACCTCAGCGTGAATGCGACCTTGTATCACTTTCTCAATGGATAGCAGGAAAATTTTCTGAGTTTGCTAAAATGTCTGAGGAGGTTGTTTTAGGAATGGTGCTATTCAATTTGAAAATGACTTGGTTGAATCTTTCGGTGTATAATGAAATGAATTGGAAGAGTAAAGACGGAAGGAGTTTGCTTGAACATATGCTTGATGATGTGAATGCCCAGAAGGATAAATACAGTTATAACAGAGGTTATACGCTTGAACAATTTTACGGAATGCCTATTAAATAACATTTTAATTTTTGTAAAGTATGAAAAAGTTTTTAATGATTTGTTGTGCGTTATTTATGACGCTTATCGCTTTCACTTCTTGTAAGGATGTGAAACCAGAGTACAAGTTTAAGCTGGAGATTGCCGGAGAGGTTGTAGATACTCCTACTAACATTCAAGGCGATTTTTCGGTAAATGTTTGTAACGATGCCATCGCAGAATACGACGCTCGATATGTCCGAACTGCTGAAGCGGAAGTTCCTTCTACGATTATGAGTATAACGGAACAGGAAGGAATAGAAGCTAATAAGTGGCTTGATAAATACATTCAGAATAATGTTATTGCAGAACTTGCTCCCACAACCGAATATAATATAACAGTCAAGGGGTATGTGCATGAGGAAGTGTCTGGTATCACATTCAGTGTAGATAAAGTATTCACTAATAAATAACAATAAAATGGACGAAATTTCAAAGGCATTACATGCTGCTCAAATGGAGCGTCGCAATCACATCGCTAGCAGCTTTTCAAATCTTGCTGAAACCGCTATCAACGAGGAAGCTATTAAAAAGGCTGACGACTCAGAGGTAGAGGAAAAGGAAGAAGAAACCGCTGCTGAAGAGGAAGAGAAGGACGACAAGGAAAAGGAAGAAGAAAAAGAATCTGAGGAAAAGGAAACCGAAGAATCAGATGAAGCAGACGGAGGTGAAACTGAGAAGTCTGATATAATGTGTGCCCTCGGTAACGGAAACATTGAGATCGCAAAAAGCGGTAAGGAAATTAAAGAACAGGTTGAGTCTGTATTACTTCCTGAGCTTAATGCTAATCTCGCTGTTAAGGAAGCTGAAGCTACAGAAAAGTTAGGCGAGTGTGGTGCTGCTCCAACAAGCGATCCTGATCCTTGGTGGACTGGAGATGTTAAAATGGATGTCGGCTATAAGATTTATGACTGGCGTGAGATGGACTTCTGCAAACCAGAGTCTCGTATGTACGATTCATTATCTGCTAGTGATGAAGCTGAGAAGAAAGGTAATTGCCCAACTTCAGAAGCTGAAGCAAAGGCTCGTAGAGAATATAATGATATTGTGCGTGCTATTTGCAACATCCGTGTTGATATTAAGGCTTGTGAGATTCTCAAGGAACTTAAAGACAACACTCAATATAAGTTGACACCTCGTCAAGTTATCACCCTCAAATTCTAAGAATACGAGGTATAGGAGTAGGAGTAGGAACATTCGCATCTGCCCGTTTGTTCCTACTTTCTTTTTACAGCGTTTTTAAGGAAAATGTTAGTAAAATGGAAGATCCTGTAAAAAAGTATTTCAAAAAGGGTGACATCGTAATAGACTTTCCAGGAAGCGTCTGGGGTAATAAGAAATTTGTTGTAGAAGGATTTCATGGTAATTGGTATTGTCCGTGTGCGTCGGTTCTTGAGTTAGGAAAACCTGATTCAAATAAATACCGCTGTAATTTTGATACACGAGATATGCGTTTAGTGGGTGCTACTAAAAGACCCATGAAGAATCTTGATAAACGAGTTATTGCTAAAATGATGAAGAATGGAGTTGTCGAAGCAAAGCGTGAATTTTTAATAAGGGTAAATACAAAGACACTGTAAATATGTTTGAATGGGCATCGTGGCACGATAAGTTGCCGAACGAAGATCTTGAGGTTTATGAGCCTCACTTAAAGCTGTTCTTTGAGACTATGTACGAGCGTCAGCTCATATGGAAGCGTAGGTTCATTGAACAGCGTCCTCGTCCTTGGACAGATAACGAAATTTTCAGAAATTCAAAGTTCACAAATGTTTATAGAGAGTTAGATAGGAACAGCCAGTGGCAAATCAAAAATATACTACTCGACTCTTCACTTTCAAGGGTTAATTTGATTTGGAAGATGATGGTATTCCGCTTCTTTAATTGTCCTGAAACATTTGAATTAGGAAAAAGCGTTATGGGATGGAAGAATGGAATTCCTGATTGGAATGAATATAATGAGGATACATTCGCAGATTTCATAGCAGATGTACGCAAAAGAGGACAGAATCCTTACACTACAGCGTATCTTATAAACAGTATGGCAACACCAGGAAAGTCTCGTGATTATTGTTATACTCGTTTAGTTATACCGACGCTTCATAAACGAATTCCTGAGTTGATATCAAAGGTTATGAAGGCTGAAAGTCCTGAAGAGATTATAAAATATCTCAAAACGCTTCCGGCAATAGCAGATTTCATAGCGCATGAGTTTTATCAAGATTTCACTTATATCGCTAGATATACGAATAGGGAGTTTATGAAGTTTGACCAAAACGACTTCACAAATGTTGGTCCTGGTGCAAGCGTAGGTATTCGTCTGATATTCCCTAACTTGAAAACAAAGGATCAAGAACCTGCTATATATCGTCTCAAGGAGATGGCGGATGAGATTCTTGAATCGATAGGTTTAGAAAAGGGTGAATTATTCCCTTATTTAAGCTGGGATAAGGAAAGTGGTAGATACTACACATTTACTTCAGAAGACTTAAAGGCAGGCAGAATACATCGTGAGAATCTCACTTATAGCGGTATAACGCTTCATCAGATAGAGATGTGGCTCTGTGAATTTCAGAAATACTGGAAAATGACTATTGGTGAAGGAAAACAGCGTAGTAAGTTTGAACCTAAAACTGACAAATTAACATTGGAACATCATGAGCATAAGTAAGAAGATAAAGGAAGTCAAGGCTGATCTAGATCTAGACTTTCAGTTAATGGCTGCTGAATTAGACACTTCCGTCAAGAATATGAAGTTTATTTCAAGGTCGATAATCACAGACGCTATCATGATAGATAAGGTAGAACAGCTGATTACGGATATTGAACAAAACGGAGTTGAAGTAACTTCTTTCAACGATAATACTGTTCTTTATGAGTATCTAGGAGAAGCGGTTGTGATACATTCAGTGTTAGGAGACAAATTCATAATCTTCGATTCATCAATTGTTTCTACAATAGAAAGTAAGTTAGCGAGTTTTAACTAACACTCATACAAAGCAGTTAAATAAGGTAGGGAAGTGTTCAAAGCACCTCCCTTACTTTTTGTTTAACAGTTATAAACTTCTTGAAAGTAAAATCGAGAATATAAAGTAATTACTATATGAGCGGATTCGCTAAACAATTAGAAGCAATAGATCTAGCCGAAGCCAAGCTGAAGGCGAAGCGTTTCAGAACGCTTGAAAAGGCATTGAGATCTGACTCTCCTGAAGATATGCTGAAGGCGAGTCAGGTAGTCAACGCTATTCAGAATAAGGGTAAGGCAGAAGATCCGAAAGCGTTTTTCATAGACCCACTCCAGTTCAATGCTAATCTTGGTTATAAGGATAAAGCGTTTTCTTTGACATACGCTACTCTGAAGAGAATGTCAAAGACTCCTATTATCAACTCAATTATCAAGACTCGTAAAAATCAAATAGCAGACTTCGCAGAACCTCAGGAAAATAAGTATTCTACAGGATTCGTTATTCATAAAAAGCATAAAAACGGAGTAGAACAGAAGATGACAGAAGCTGATAAGAAGATAGCTTTTGCCATTACTGATTTTCTTATGAAGGGCGGTAATGTTAGTCAATGGGGTTATGACGACTTTGATACTTTCATCCGTAAGATCGTAGAAGATTCATTAGTGTATGACCAAATGACCTTTGAAGTGATAAGAAACCGTAGGGGAAAGGTTGAGAGCTTCTTAGCAACAGACGCATCTACTTTCCGTATTGCTGATTCATATTATGATAAGGATTACGAAAATGCATTCTTTTCTCGTAATGGTGCTCCCGTCTGGCAAAACACGGCTGATTTTGGTCCAATGGTTAAGGGTTACTATCCAGCATATGTACAGATATATCAGCAAGCAAAGGTTAATGAATTCTATCCGTGGGAACTTTGTTTTGGTGTAAGAAACCCAAGTACCAGCATACACGCTAACGGATACGGATGTTCAGAGCTTGAAGACCTAATCAATGTTGTAACTAGTATGCTTTGGGGAGACGAATATAACAGAAAGTTCTTTTCTCAAGGTAGTGCTCCAAAGGGTCTTTTGCGTATTAAGGGTGTGAACAATGAAGCAGCTCTTCAACAGTTCAAACAGCAGTGGCAGTCTATGATTACTGGCGTTATGCAGGGTTGGAAGACTCCTGTTGTCGAAGCAGATGTAGATTGGATAGACCTACAGAAGAATAATCGTGACATGGAGTATAGCAGCTGGATGGAATACCTCATCAAGATAGCTTGCGCAATATACTCAATAGATCCTACTGAAATCGGATGGGACATTAGTAGGGGTAGCGGTAATAGCGGTTTGTTTGAAGGCAGTCAAGCAGAGCGTTTACAACATTCTAAAGATAAGGGTCTATATCCTCTCTTGAAGTTTATTCAGCGTAAATTGAATAAATATATCGTAGAGCAAATCAACCCAGACTTTGAATTTGTATTCATGGGTCTCAACGGAATGACAATTAGCGAAGAGCTTGAGATGGATATTAAGAAACTCAACTCATTCCAGACTGTCAATGAGATTCGTGAGAAGTATGAGTTAGAGCCACTTGAGGGTGGAGACATGCCTGAAAATTCTACCTTTGTTCAGGCTAAGAATCAGGCAGAACAAAGAGCTCAACAGCAGATGATGAATCAACAGATAATGGGCGGTGGTGACGGAGAATTCGATGAAGAAGGATATGTTGCTGAAGCAGATCCGTTCGCAGCTTATGAAGATGAATCAGACGAAGCTGAAAAGGCTCATTACAAAGAATCGTTTATTAAAGCATTTGATAATTTCTTAAAACAAGAGGAAGAATATGAAAGGATTTAAGACCACAGCTCCCGTTGTTCAAGGTTTGGGAGTAGATTATTTACCAGCTCCTTTCGAGGATAAGAGTAATGAAGGTGTAACTTATTATGGTTGGGCTCCACTTGGCGTTGCTGAAAATGAAAAGGGGTGGCGCATAATGAGAGAAACATCACATTCAGGTACCATCAAGCGTGAATACGCTCAAGGTAGTATGGAATTCAAGTTCGCTTGGAGTGAAAGAGCAAATTACACTTATTCACGATAAATCGGTATAACATATGTCAACAAAGAATTTAGGACAAGTTGCTGGCCTTTGGATAGGTAACTCCGCTCCAGAGAACACTAGTTTGATATGGTACGATAATACGCCAGCTATTCGTACTCATAAGGTTTATGACTTTGCTGTAGGTGCTTGGGTAGTGTTAGATAAAAACGCTATATCAGCAATAACTTATTCAGAGTTGAGAAACCTAGCTCGTAACACAGGACTTACTCAGGGAAGTTGGTATAAGGTCACAGACCAAGGTAACATATTAGCATTAGCAATAACTACTACAAAGGTTCAATATGTAGATATCAATAACAATTTCGTTATTGACGATCTTGCTTCAAACGCTACTTATGTAGTAACTTCTTCGAATCTTCTTATAGACGATATTCAGGGAGTTTGGAATGCTAGCGATAAGAAACTCATGTTCTCATTTGCGGACACTGTCCAAGATGATAACACTGCTGATGATTATATTTTCGGTAAAAAACGACGCAACAGCGTTTGGTCGCTTGCGAAGTATAAGTTGTCTTCACTCGTCTCATCGGTAACTGGAAATAGCATTACTTGGAATAAGGGATTCTTTTTTAATTTCAGAAAGAATCTTCAAGATAACACTAATGTTTCAGGCGGTGTTGTAGGAAAGGATGCTTATGATACAGATAAAGCAGCTCTTCAACAAAACATTGATAATGTTGCCGCTTCGAATCAAGCTATTCTCAATTCAGCTAAGAATTACGCTGATGGAAAAGTTGCTGCAAGTGAGATTTATAGTAAGGCACTACCATCGGCTCCGATCGCAGGAACCGCTATTGATATAGCAAGCGGTGATACGCTATCGTCTATCATAACGAAGATTCAGCGTTGGATAAATCAGTTTAAGACCGCTTCTGGTATAAAGGTCTCAAAGGGTTTTGCTCCTGCTACTCAAAGAGCGGATATTAACAACAATGATACTGTAGATAGTGCTTTAAGAAAAATTCAATATTGGTTCAATCATATAGAACTTTCTTTAAGCGCAGATTGGCGTCCATCAGATGGTAATTCTGATGTGGAAGCAGGGGATGATTTTCAAGACGCTTTTGCTAAATTACAAGGAAAATTTGATTACATTTATCAGAATGGTTTACGCATTGAAAATTCTCAATTTGGCAGCAGTTGGATAGATAGTCTTGGAGTTGTTTCTAATGCTTGTAATTCTTCAATATATCCTGGTTCAAGCGGTGTAGATCATAGTGTTTCTATTGCTGGTTTAGGTTATAAAGACAAGAGTAAGGGTTTTGATTTTTCAACCGATGATTCTACTACCAGGAGTTTTATAGCAGGAGTAGCAGGAGTAGCTTTTAATAATGCTTCTAATCCTTGTGATTCATTTGGCGGTTACTTTATTGAATTAAAGGCATTAGGATTATATTTGAAAGCAAGGAGAGTTGCTGCTTCTGTATCGCTTTCATCTACAGACGATATAATTACTTGTTATAATACTGAAAATGCTATAAGCGTTACTCTTCCGAATTCACCTATGTGCGGAAAGGTTATTATTGTAGTTCAAATAAATCCTAACGGAGTTACTGTAACCTCGTCAGATAAGGACATTAGAGTAGGTGGTCAAAATTCAACCTCAACTACAGTTGGTGGAGCAGGGAAAATGGCTATTTTATTGTTCGACGGACAACTTTGGAGTTGTGTTAAAATAGGTTAATTATGTGTAAAATTGTTTATCTTACTTGTAACCGCTTTAATAAGGAAGCTAGAAAGTTCCGTAACGATCTTGCTTCTGAGCTTAAAAAGCGAAACATAGAAGTTGTGAAGGGTTATTCCTACGACATCTTTAACTTTTGGAGAAAGCATAAAACATATGGAATATCATTAGCGTTCGATTTCTATCAGGATGGTAAGAGCGGAGCAGGATTAACGCTTAATAAAAATTGTAGTTATATTGCTCGTGATTTTGCATATAATCTTTGTAACGATCTAGATAAACCAACTCCTAATATTGCTTGGAGAGACTTCAAGTTCGTCTCTTCAGGCGATAAGGAGTGGTATAAATCCTTCAATAAGGTAAGTTCTACTACAAAGGCTATCTTCTATCTATGTACTCAAAACAATGAAGTTGAGTGGGATTTATTCACCTCTTTCAGAGATCATATAATTCGAGTTTTTGTTGATGAGATTGTACGCTGTTTACGCAGCAATTACGATTCAGAAAATTACAGAAAGCGAGTTGCAGCAGCGCAATTGAAGTTAAGAAAAATAAAAGAATAATACGATTATGGAATGGCTTAATGAACATGTAACGACTATCATATCTATCTTCTTTGGCACAGGAGGAATAGTATATGCAGTTGTGTCGCGAATCTTAGATAAGAAAAAGTATGAGCAAGAGGTTCGTGGCGCAACTGCTGAGGCTGACATGAAAGGGGAAGAATTCTGGAAGCAACGCTATGATGTACTGCAAAAGGAAGTAGAAAACAAAGACGCTTGGTGGAAAGCTCGTTATGATTCACTTTACCAGGAGTATGAACACGAGCGTCATCTTACAAATGAAATCATTACTTCTTTCCGTAATGAATTAAATGAGATACGCAACGATTACGAGAAACAGCGTGAAATAGAGCGTCAGAAGTATGACAAGCTCATAGAGCAATATCGTGCTTTTGAGGAAGAAAGTAGTGTTAAGGAACATGAATATCGCGATCGTATAAGCGCACTTGAAGAGCTAGTTACTAAATATGAAAAACGACTCGGAGCAAAGAAATAACGGGACTATGAATAAGTATGTAACAATAAGTGTAGGTTCTATTGTAACGCTGGTTATAGGTCTTGTAATCGGGTTCTTTTTAGGTAAGGCTGAAGTTGAGCCTACTCCTGCTAAGACTCAAAGAATTATAACTTGGGCAAGGGGAAAGGAAACTATAAAAGAAGTTCCTGTTCCCGAGCCATACGCTGTACACGATACCGCTTACATTGTTAAAGAAGTTCCTATTCCTACTGATACCGCTGCTTTGTTCAAGGTTTGGAGAGACTACTACCTTACTAGAAATTATGATCTAGACTTCAGCGATGATTCACTCGGAGTATTTAAGGTGAAGTTTGCCGTTCATCAGAATAAGGTAGCTTCTTCTCCCGTAGCTACAATACAACCTAATATCAGAATAGTAACAGAAGATAATACAGTTTACAAAGTTCCTTTTATACAAGGTTATGCTATGGTAGGAACTTCTGTAGATTTTTCTGTTAATCAGATTCAACTCGGAATAGATTTGAAGCAGAGATTTTTGATAGGTGTTAGCGGAATACGCATAAAAGACAATTATGGTTATACTATCAACGCAGGAATAAAATTTTAACTATATGTTTGAAGAATTAAACAGAAGAAGACAAGCGGTTGCTGACAATATAGCGAAATCTTTTGAAAACGACATAGAAAAGGTCGTGACGGGGTTTATGTAGATAATTCCGAGAATAGACGCTTGGGTCGTGTAGGAATGTCCTATACAGATGGTTTTAAGCGTGGTGCGAGGGTTACTGCTACATTACCTACAGGAAAGGTCATCAGCGGTAAATTTCAAGAGTTTTACGGCAACGGCAGGTACGCTAGTATAAAGGATGACGATGGTCAGTTATATGGCGTTACTCCCGATAAGGTAAAATTAGAATCTTCACCAAAGAAAAGTTCTGAAAGGAAAGTAGATGTTAACAAGGTGAGAAGTCAAATCCGTGATTTACAGAGAGAGCGTAGAGCTGTTGAGGTAGATATGGAAGAGGAACTTGCTCAGTTAGGTGAAGAAGCTATAAACGACGGCAACCACCCAGTTGTAAAGCGTTACGGAAAGATGCTAGATAGCATTGACAATAAGATTTCAAAATTACAATCTAAAATAAAGCAATAAGCTATGTTTGAGGAATTAAATAAAAGGCGTCAGGCTGTAGCTGACAATATAGCGAAATCTTTTGAAAACGATATTGAGAAAGCTCTCGGAGCAGGTTACGATCCTGAGGGTGGCGACGGGGATAATGTTGAAAAAGCTCGCCATGGTGTGTATGGAGATACCGCTCAAAATCGCAGGTTAAACAGAGTTGGTCAGGAGTACGGATCTAAGAAAAAAGAAGAAGCTCCTTCTGGTAAGAAGCAATCATCAGAAAAGAAAGAGGATGGCGGTTCTAACAAGCTATCTCAGAGTGCTGCGAAGGCAAGTGATAAAGCATTAGAGCGTGCTTCAAAAGATCCAAAGGCTTCTGCTGAAGTTAAGGCTTCTGCTAAAAAGGAAATGGAGAATAGAAAGGCTTCAGGAGAATCTAAAAAGGGTGTTAATAGTGCCGAAAAGGAACTTACTAGTTTGTTAGATCCTCTTAATGATTGGGGTGATGACGATTGGAATGATTCCGATAAGAACGCAGAACTTTTCAGTCAAATCAGATCTGTTATTGATAAATATGATATGTCTGAGGATGAGTTCCGTTCTGTAGCTAAGAAATATCAGGGGTTAGATCTTGTTTATACTGATTACGCTCCACATGATAAAATTGTTCCTATCGCAAAAGAAAAGATTCGTACAGAATTGAGAAAGTTTGACGAATTTGAAGATGATGATTGGAACGATCCCGATAAGCAAAACGCTATCACTAATAAATTAACATTCTACATTCGTCATTATAATATAGACGAAAAGGAATGGAATGAAATTGTTAAACCTTATGCGGATGGTCTTTCTGGACTTCCTTATGAAGATTTCAAATAATGGCTCATAGACATGATACTCACTTTATTCCTTCTCCTTTTAAGGCGGTTACTCAGTATGAGAATGCGTTTGTAAGAGCTTGGAATAATAATATGGCAGAAGCAGTTGCGGAGGTACTTAAATATATCGCCAACGCAACTGCCGTTGCTATTAAAACAGGTCAAGTAGGCGGTACGAGTATATTAGATGAAATCGAAGATACAGAGGTTGAAAAGGCTCATCAAGTAGGAGATCTTCATCCTAACGGAAAATGGGTCTGGACTGAATATGCTCCTGGAAAATTCGATTGGCGTACCGCTAATAAGAAAAAGAAAGCGACTCAAAAGATTTGGGAAATGAATCCTGAAATCGCTAAACTCAAGACATCAGCCGAGTGTCAAAAATATGTAGAAGATAAAGGTTATATTTCTTGGGCTAGTGATATCAAAAAGGCGGATCTCAAATCGGCTCAACTTATATGCTCTGCGTTAGTTAATCTTCACGACTTAATACCTTATCAAAGGATTAAGATCAAGATGGCAAAACTGAAAGACGCTACTATGGATGCTAGCGACGGAGAGACTATCAGAATCAACTCTGATTATTTTACAGCCTTTGATCCTTCAAAGTATTGGCATCGTACAAATGATAAATATGTAACTCGTAATGAACAAGCGTTAGAAAATACTGAGAAACAGATAAAACAAGCATTAGCAGCGAATCCTAACGCAGATGTAAGTAAATTAGTTCAGCTTAAAGATAAGCTGGCAGAAAAGGTTGCTAGATGCCCACGCTGGACATACGGAGATGAAGCTACTCTGGCAGCCGATATTGTTCTTCATGAAATGGGTCATATACTCAACGCTCAGTGTAGCGGAGGTTGCGGACATTGGAAGAATCCTATATACAAATTGTTTCATACTCCTGATGAAATAAAGAAACATCAACAACTGAATAATGAGAGAAACGCAATCTTTCAGCGTTATTGTAAGGAGAAAAGAGTTCTTTCTGAATATAGTACAACGAAACCTGCTGAATTCTTTGCTGAGTGTTTCGTAGCTTGGGTTCATAAAGATAAGGCTCTTCCAAAGTATGTTTCAGATTTTTATGATAAGTATTTCAAAGAAACAACTCCAAAACGATGAAAAAGAATAAAAACGAATTCAAACCAGAAGTTGTACCTTGCTTAAATAGCAAGTGTGAAAACTGTTTATGGTATTTAGGTGATAAAGAGTGTGCGGCATTTGACGGTAAAATTCCAGAGAAAGTGTGGCAAGGGAATCACACCCAAGTATTAGAAGAACAGTCTCAACCGCTAGTGTTTGAGGAAAATGGTCCAATATTGTAAAAGATATGATATTCACACAGGCTCAAATACAAGATATGCTATCGATAATGTCGAGGTACCAGCTGACTTTTATAGCTACTCAGCTGGGACCTGCGTATTTATCACCAGCTGATAAAGCTATATTGCTAGCAGCAGGCATAGATGTTAATAAGTATAAAAACAGCGGAGGTATAATCGAACACGCATTTTTGTTTGGAATACTAGCTGATGCAATAGGGGATGACCGAGCAAAGAAAATGGATTATCCTCAGTTTCAGAAGTTCATAGCTTCAAAGAATTTCATTCCTCTCACAAAGGAAGAGGAGTATGCTTTACAGCAAGTTAAAAATCGTGCTTATACGGATATAACTAATTTAGGTGCCCGAATGAGGAATGCTGTTAGTAATTCCGTTATCCGTAATAATCAACAACAGTCATTAGCGGTTCAAAAGATGATTCGTGAAAAAACTATTAAGGCTGTTGAGTTGCGTTCAGGAGCACGAGCTCTTGCGGCAGATCTAGCTAATGCATCAAAAGATTGGGAAGTAGATTGGTTGAGAATAGCGTATTATTTAACACACGAAGCGTACAACGCAGGTAGAGCTCAAAGTATATTGAAACAACATGGAGCAGACGCTGAGGTATATTTTGATGTATATCCAGGAGCTTGTAAAAGTTGTAAGAAGTTATACCTAGAAGATCCTGACGATCCTGATTCAAAACCAATTGTTTTTAAGTTAGATGAAATCATAGCTAATGGAAATAATATAGGCAGAAAGGCTGCCGATTGGAAACCTACTATCAGTCCAACCCATCCATATTGCCGTTGTACCATTAACTATAAAGATCCTAATATGGATTGGGATCCTGAGGTTAGAGCGTTCACTAAACCTAAAAAGAAAGTGTCTAAGAATCCTAAACTTCAAGGTGTTAAATTAAACATAAAGATTCAAAAGAGTGAAGAATAACAGAGTTATTTATTATAGAAAATATATTGTAAAATAAATAGTCATGAAGAAAAAGAAATTGCTTTGCATTCAGCCTCACAGCGACGATGTACTTTTTTCCGCTGCTCACTTTTTATTTGATGAGAGATATGAGGTAGAGATACTCACTATTGAGCATAATGCTAAACGAGTAGCAGAAGACGAGAAATTATATGAATTTTTAGGTATTCCGTATCACAATTTGAACATTCAATTTGACGATCAATCTTTTTACGGATTTCATAAAAAATATAAAGATGTAACGCTTGAAAATTCTATAGAATACCTTATTGAGTTTTTCGGTTCAGATAAACTTGAAGAAATTGCAAACGCTATTAAGAAGTTCTTAAAGTCAGCAAGTTCAGATGTTCAAGTAGTTGTTCCTTGGGGAGTAGGACATCCGTTTCACATATTCGTTAGAGATGTTGTAGAAAAGGTGGTAAAGAAACCGCTCTGGTATTATAGGGATTTTCCTCACTCATATAAGAAGCGTGCTTTGAATCAAGTCAAGCTTCAACTTGAAGATTTTGAGTTATTATCTTCAATTCCCGTAGCTGAATTCAATGATGTTAAATGGGATTTAGCTAAAAAGTTCTACAAGAGTCAATCAGGACTTCTTTGGTTTGAGCAGGGTTATATCCAGAAACAGCTTCCTGAGGAAGTGTATGTGAGAAAATCGTAAAATTGAATTGTATGAAAATACTTATAGCAGATTTTGAAATTGCTAAATACGGAGGTATAATCGAACATGTCACCGCAAAGGTCAAGGCTCTCAAGGCTCTTGGCCATGAGGTGGATTTAGCTCAGCTGTGTCCTAGTTCAACTACTCAAAAATTCTACGATAAGAAAGTAGCTGAATTCCAGTCAGGAGCATTCCAAGAGAAATTGAAGCGAAATTCTCAGGGCGGTGGTTATGAGTTTGATGAAGCAAGTGGTTATTGGAAGAATAACTATTATGGCTTCTTTCTTCCTCCGTCAAATCGCATAGGGGTATTTGAGCCTGATGCGTTAGAGCGTTGGCATAAGCTCATTGAGGGAGTAGATTTGATAATGTGGAATTTTATGCCTACAAAGAGTAGTGCTTGGGAGCGTAAGGATAAGAAGTTTGACTTTTGGTGGAAATTTTTTGATTTACCTACAGACCAAGTTCGTCAAATGTTTATAGTTCACGATGCCTACTTTGATGTTCGTGCTAGTAATGTAACCGCTTTGAAGGACAAGATAATGTTCTTAGAATGCGCTCATATAGCAGCGTATCAGTGTTGTAAAAATATAGGTATTCCAAGAACGCTACTACTTAATCCTCGCTTCCTTGAGGATGGTGAAAAGATGCCCGTAAAGATGATGAATAAGCGTGAAACAGATTTCTTCGCTGCTCATATTTTCAAGAGTATGAAGCATGTAGACGATCTCATACGAGCAGTTCCTCATCTCAATGCTCTTCCGATGGATACTTGTTCCGTTAAAATCGCTGGAAGCGGTATTGAACAAGCATATATGACATCGCCAAATAAGTGTAAAGAACCTTATAAGGTGAATGCGAAAAAGGATCCTGATATAGATCCTCAATATTATGGTCAAAAGATTTGGGATGTAGCTGAAGAATACGGAATGGAATATCTGGGTCAGATAAGTGGAGAACAGGTTCGTGAAAATCTTTTGAATGCTAAATTTGCTGTAGATCCTTCATGGGCAGACCATTACGCTAATTATTGCCGAACTCACATCAATGGTTTCATTATAGAAGCTATGTTATGCGGTTGTTATCCAATTTTGAGAGATTATAGGGGTTTAGTTAAGAATGGCGAAGAGGTATATGACCCATTGTTTGAAAGTATTCGTGCTATAATCATTCCTTGGGACGCTACTCCTAAACAGTTTGCTGAGGCTCTTCGTGAAGCTCGTAAAATGAGTTCGGCAAAATACTTGAAGGATACAAAATACAATTTTGACTTGGTTCACGAACTATTCAACGCAAAGACTAATATGAAAGAAGTTTTGCGTATAGTTAAGGGCGGTGATAAGTTTGTAAAAAAGGAATTAGAATGCGGAAAAGACAGCGATAATGTTAAGCGTATATCAAGCGAGATAATGGAGGACTTCTATGGCATAGAGCTTCCTATTGAATGGGAAACAGATTAGCACCAGTTATTATCTCTTCCATATCATCGATGTTATATTAAAATAAACATATATGTTATGACAAAGAATGAACAAATAATTGAAAAGGCAGTCAAGCGTCAAGTTGGCGATGCCCACCCTAATGGTAAGTGGGTTTGGACAGAGTACAAGCCAGGAAAGTTCGACTGGCGTCCTATTAAAAGCGGTTCTTCTGTTAAGAAGACACCTGCTTCTACAAGCAGTTCAGACGACAAAAAGACAACATCTGCCCCAACAGCTCAAACAGCTGCTCAACAACCTGCTGCACCTGCTCCAAAGAAAGCGCAGTACGACGCTCCTGAGCCTAAAATTGATTATCAAACTAAAAAGCCTCATAAAGAAGCTCCGTTTTTAGTTCCTGAAAGTTGGAGTGTTACCGCTCCTGGTGGTAAGCTGAAAAAGCAAAGTCGTTCTCAGCTTCGCGATTTTCTTAAGAAAAAGACTGATGATGAGATTTTAGGATTCTTGAATAAAACAGGAAACAATGAGAATCTCCGTCAGTTAGCTTATGAAGAAGCAGCAGCCAGAGGAATTCCTGAAGATAAGATTGATGTAAGCGGTACTCTTCAGAAGAAATGGGATCAACTGAAACGCCAATATGACTTATTGAATCCTGATGTCGATGACGATAAGAGTGAGGATGAATACGGAACTTACGACACGTCTCTCCTTGAGAACATGGATGTTGAAGCTTTCATGGAAAATTTCCCTGATGGAGACCTTGGTTGGATGGAGCGAGATCATCCAAAGGTAATGGAGGAATTCAATAAGTTTGTCTCCCTTTCAGATCGTCAGAGATACGACGCATTCTTAGATTATCAAAAGCGTCAAGATCCTTACTATGAGTCTCCTCAAGATCAGCTCCATGGATTAAATCGTCAGCTATTCATGTTCATGAATAATCCTGGCGGATTACCTATATTCGTATCTTCAGGCGGTGCTGGTGCTGGTAAAACAACTGGTATGCTTAAAGTAGCAAAGGAAAGTGGTCTTGAGCGTTTTGACCCTGCTAGACATCAACCAGGAGACGGAAGTTATGATTTTGTAATCGTTGATAAGGATGTTGACGATGAGAAGGAATTCCGTAAGTTACTCGCTGAGCATAATGGAAAGATTATCGTTTTTGACGATAAGGATAAGCTCCTCACTTCTACTTCAAGTCCTATTGTATCGCTCATGAAGTCAATAGGCGACGGCAACCCAGAAATGCGTGTATTCAAGAACATGGAGGGTAAGCAGGAACAGTTCAGAGGTAAGCTAATGTTCATTACTAACAAGTCAATGGACAGATTGAATAAGGACGAAGACCATAAAGCTATTATGTCCCGTGCTGCTAAAAACGACATCAAGTTCACTGTAAACGAAACTCTTGAGATACTTGAAAAGCGTTACAAGACTATGGGCGGTAAGCTGAAGTCTGCTTCATCTCCTCAGGAGGAACAGGATATCCGTCAGGAACTTTATGACACTATTTTAGCTAACAGAGATAAGATAGATCCGAATAAGTTCACTGTCCGTAAGTTCTCTGAGTTACTAGAATTAGCTGATACTATTATCTCTACAAATAAACAAGCTGAAGAAAATGATGCTTTGGGAGATTTGTTCGGAGGAAAGAAAGATTGGCGTCGTTCTGTAATTAAGGAGCTTAACAAGGCTGAAGATATCGACATAGAAAAGTCTGCTGAAGAGGATCTCGCTGAGATGGATGAGACTTCTAAAAAGAAGATGAAGGAGTGCTTCAAAAAGAATCCGAAAGTTTGTAAGGAACTTTTTGGAGACGAAATTATCAAACTTTTGAATTCTGATAAGGCAGCTGAATCTGAAGAGAAGGAAACTGAAGAGGAAGTTAAGAAAGCATTAGAAGATTCACTTGGAAGCATGACTATCGAGGAAGCTGAAGATATAATCTTTTCATAAATCCCGTTGATAATGAGTAAGAAATTATATAAAGCACTAGAGAGCATTGCCCTTGGATATTCCGAGGGCAGTGTTTCTGTTGATGTACTCATCAAGGCTTGTGATAATTATAAGCTCAAAACTGACTTTGAAGACGACTTCGATTACCAAATTATTGTAGCAAAATCTTGTTTTGATTACCTAAATGGCGTAGAGCCTGATAAGGAACTAAACAAGGCTATCATGCCAGGACAAACAAAGGTTATCGATGGAGTTATGTACATCTATTCTCCTACCAAAGTAGGTTCAAAGGTTGAATATGATTGGCATGTAGTTCAAAAGGGTACTAAAACAGGAAAGGATGTTGACCGTGGCTCAAAGCTAGATAGTAAAAAGATAGACGATAAACAAAAATTCGTTAATTCATTATTCCCGAAAGATTTGAGTTCTTTGAAACCTACTGGTCAGAATATAGGCGGTAGCACAGGAGCTCAACTCATGGAGGATGTGAATGGAAATAAGTATATCGTCAAGAGAGGTAAGAATACTAACAATGGACATGTCCAAAGTGAGTATCTTACTAATCAGCTTTACGACATATTGGGATTAAGGGTTCCTGATTACGAACTTTACGACGATAACGGAGAAGCGGTTATATTGAGTAAGTTCATTCCAATGTGTAAGACTCCTAGTCTGAAAGATCATAAGGCTATGGCTCAGGGTTTTATAGCCGACTGTCTGCTTGCTAACTGGGATGTTTATCAAAATGACAATTGTCTTGTAGATCCTGCGGGTAGAATTATTCGTGTAGATAACGGAGGTTGTTTAGACTATCGAGCTAGAGGTACGAAGAAGACCTTTGACGACGATATCCTGGGCACATTTAAGAGCATGATTCAGTATAATCAGTCCGTTTATTCAACACTGGATGATGTCGACATTAAAAAGCAGATACAAGAGATTCGTTCTAAGAAAGACGATATAGTAGCGTTCTTGAAAGAAAGCGGTCAGGACGCTATGGCTGATATTATAGAAAAGCGTATTGATGGTCTTTCAAAGATTGAAAAGTATTTGAACGCTAATCAGAGTTTGACTTCCATACCTATTCTTCCTCGCACTCTGAAAAGTGAGGATGAAATGTACAGAGAACTTTCTGATGAGGAACTTGAGCAAATATGGAACGACGCTCAAGAAAGAAATGGCTATGCGAAACTTCTTAATAAAGGAGCTCAAGGTTGGGAACTTCTCAGTGAAATCTGTAAACTTCGTGGATTTGATGCTAGACCTCAGGTTGTAACCGATAGTGAATATTGGGATCTTGTTAAGAAAGATAAGTCTCGTCAATTCTTTAGAGGTGTATCAGAAGATTGGCATGGTAGAGTTACTCTTGATGAGATGGCCAGAAGTATGCTTTTTGACGACGAGTGTTTTTATGGTAGCGTAGGAGTTTATGGTGAAGGAATTTATGCTCACAAGAATAATGGTCATAATTCTAGTCACACAGCTTCTGACTATAAACAAAGTGACGCTTGGAGTCATGCTAAATCTTACGCAACTCAATCAGGTAAGGGTTTTATCTATAAGGGTCTCATAGCACCAGACGCTAGAATAGCTCAATGGGATGTATTGAATAGAGAACTCAGTCAATTGACTGTAACCTCAGATCCTGTTAAGGCTAGAAAGCTCCAAGGAGACATTGAACATATCGATATTGATATTGAAGAGATTGACGACAAGATTCGCAATTTATCAAAGTTGATAGAACAGCAAGTGTATGCTGATATGAATTACGATCCTACTTCAATACAAGATATGGAGCTAGAGATTAGCGGTACTGATTGGGATAAGGTTAATGCTTTCGGTGAGCGTGAGATACCTTCATATGAAGACTTTGTAATAGGTAAGATGCAAGATTGGGTTAAGGCTCAAGGCGGTACTGCTACCATAGGAAAGGGTGTTGTAAAATTCTCGCTTCCGGACGCAGACTCAGAGTTATCTATATCGAAGTATCAATATGATGGTCCTAATAGTATTAAGAAAAAGAACGCTTTCACTCCAGGATACAATTTCGCTGCTCAATTGTTCACAGATTGGATGTATCGTGAAAAGGTATCAAGAGTAGAGTCTGCTCTCAAAACCGCTAGAGATAATTCTGGCGATATGATTGCTAAACTAAACGAAGACAAGAAAGCGTTATTAGAAGATCGTAGAGAAAAGGAAAAAGAATTAAGATCACTTTCTGTAGCAGATCCCGAAAAGGGTGTTTGGCAGGCGGTAGTAGCTAACAAGCATACTTGCGAAGTTCTAGGAATTTACGCTGCTTTGAAGGGGTATGATGCTATAGAGGTTAAGAATGGTAACGGAAGCTCAAATAACTTCTATGTAATTCTGAACCGAAGCAAGTTAGTGATGAGTAATAAAATCGATAATGTATAAAAGATATGGCTAAATTACTACTTTCAATTCAAGGCGGTAGAGCTTCTAGATATCTTTTTGAAGAAAAGCCTAGCGAGCTTATTCCATTCAAGGGAGAATTCCCTATTTTGGAAGATTACCAGAAGACTTCTTTCTACAAAGAGATTCAATCTCATATGTATTTAGATGAATGTCCAGAGTGGGTTCAGAACGCTGTATTAAAGGGCGATTCTATTTGGGCTATGGATAACGGATTCCGTACTTATTTGCAAGAAGAGGGGTTAGAAACTTCTTTTATGAAAATGAAGGCTTCTGAAAAGTCTACTATCCTGGTAAAATGGATGAACGCTAATTCTTTGAGTTTAGAACGATTAAAAATTCAATAATATGGCAAAGATACCTGCTTCACAAATAGATTCAATTGTAATCCATTGCTCAGCTACAAGAGAGGGGCAAGAATTTACAGCAGAGGACATAGAGCGTTGGCATAAGGAAAGGGGATTCAGAACAATTGGTTATAATTACATAATAGATCTTGACGGAACAATAGAGGTTGGAAGACCTTGTAACACTTCAGGAGCTCATTGTAATACCAAAGGTGTTTCAGGAAAATCTTACAATTATCATTCCATAGGAATCTGCTATATAGGCGGTGTTTCAAAGGATGGTAAAAAATCTAAAGACACTAGAACTGAAGCTCAAAAAGAGTCTATGTTGAAACTCATTAAAGAGTTGTTGAATAAATATCCTATAAAGGAAATCATTGGTCACAGAGACACTAGTCCTGATTTGAATAATGATAAGAAGATAACTTCTAACGAGTGGATAAAGACCTGCCCTTGCTTTGATGCGAGAGAAGAATATAAAACGCTTCTCTGATAACAAACATATTCAGTTATATAAGATTCAAGAGTCAAGTTCCTATGGCTCTTGAATTTTTTGTTAAGTGATAAGAAAATGAAAGATATCGAAGATAAGTTTGTTTTTTGGTGCCCTCTTCAGAAGAGTGAAGACATAATCGACCCAACAACAGGAGAACAGATTATGAGGTTAGGCGGTATTGCTTCGACATCTGATGAGGATAGCGATGGCGAATTCCTTGACCCAAAGGGTTTTGATATTAAACCGCTTCTTGCTAGCGGAATGGTTAATTGGCATCATCAAGCAAAAGAACATCCTGATACTATAATCGGTGAGCCTAGTAAGGCAGAGATTCGTCCAGAGGGTCTTTACATTGAAACCGATTTATATCCTTCTTCAAAGGTCGCTTGCGATGTTTGGGAACTTGCTAATACTCTTGAAAAGGATAGTAAAACTCGTCGTCTGGGTTACTCTATTGAAGGTAAGGTTTTGAAGCGTAAAAGTAATGATAAAAACAGTCCTGATTATAAACATATAATTAAGGCAATTATTACTGGTGTAGCTATTACACATATGCCTAAGAATCCTAAAACTTTCGCTAATATAATTAAGGGTGAGATTGATGATTTCAATGAGGAAGAAGAAAATCAGAATCAAGAAGAAAAGGCTCTAGATACAGAAAACGGAGCTGCTCTTAAGAAGGAATCAGTTGACGAGAAGTTAAAAGTTACAACTTTTTCAAAAGCGGAAGTGTTAGAAAAACTTTTCCAAGACATAGCAGGTATTAGTATCCAAAAAGCAGAACAAATATACATAATGTTACAAAAATTTGCGAATATGAAAGGTAAACAAATCACTGAAGATGACATTCAGAAGGCATATGAGGCTCTTGGCCTAAATATCGAATCTGCTGACATCGACAAAGCAAAGGAGACCGAGGAAACAACTGAGGTTGACGAGGAAACTGTCGAGACTGACGACTCTGATGAAGAGGGTGATAATGTTTCAGAAGGCAAGATGAAAAAGGCAGAGGGAGGAAACCGCTTCGATCGTATTGAAAAGGCTATCGCTGCTTCTCATCAGATCAACTCAAAGTATATTCGTGCTCTCGGTGTCATGATTAAGGACGCTAGTCAGAAGCTTGACGCTGCCGCTGAGCGTGAAATAGAATTGAGAGAAATCATCAAGGCTCAGGATGAAACTATTTCAATCCTCTCAGAGAAAATGGAAGAGTTTGGAAATTTCACCCCAGCTCCTAAATCACTGAGTCATGCTCGTCCTGTTGAGCGAACTTTCGCCAAGGCTCAGGACAATGATTTCACTCAAACCGAGCGTCGTGCAGGCAATCCAAATGCCATTAGCATGAGTAAGAATCCTAATCAGGTAGCAGAGCTGTTAGATCAGGCTACTTTTGCAAAGGGTTACGATGAAGAGTTCTCAAAGGCTTGTACAGCGTTTGAGGCGGTTCACGACTTACCATCTAACATCATCGCTCGTATGAAGAACGAATATGGTGTAGAAATTGTTAAATAATAACACTTTTTTAATTATATCAAAATTATGGAAAGACTGTCAATCAATTTAGCTGATTATGGCTTTGCTCCTAATCAGGATGGTTTTCACGCAGGTAATGGCAGCATGGAAAATGTTGACCAGCTTAACAAGGCTCTTGCTGCTGAACAGATTACTGGTCGTGATACCGCAAACTTGACTACTGCGTCAGGTGCTCCTTTGAAGGTTGAGTCTCTCGAGAAGACTTTGAAGCATCTTACTTTCCGTGAGAGCGACATTCGTCTTTGGAAGGATCTTCCTAAGAAGGCAGCTTACAACACAGTTGAGGAATACAACCAGCAGACTAGCTATGGTGCTAATCGTGGCGGTTGGAATCGTGAGGGAGAGCTCCCTGAGGAGGAAGATTCAATCTTCGTTCGTAGAGCTCAGTTGGTGAAGTATCTTGGTGTTACCAAGTCTGTAACTCACCAGATGACGCTCGTAAACACTATGGTAGGTTCTATCATGGAGCGTACTATCAAGGATGGTACCATGTGGATTCTCCGTACTCTTAATCAGGGTCTTTACTTCGGTAACGAGAAGCTCGTTCCTGAGCAGTTCAACGGCTTCCTTGCACAGCAAGAGCAGTCTGGAGCTTGGGCTTCTTACGATGACTACATGACTTCAGAGCACGTGGTTGACCTCCGTGGTGGCGTACTTACAGAGGACGCCATTGAAAGCGGTGCTAACTCAATCGTAGAGAACTATGGTCTCGGAACTCAGATCTATGGTGCTCCTGCTGTATTGAGTAACTTCGTTAAGACTTTCTATGGCAACAAGTTCATTCAGCCTAATACTCCTGCGTTGACCGCTGGTGTTATGGGTCAGAAAGTTGTTGCGTTCGACTCACAGTTCGGACAGATTGGTCTTAACCACGATGTATTCTTCAAGAAGCTTCCTTCAAAGAGTGCTACTTCAGCTGCTACTTCACAGAAGGCACCTGCTGCTCCTGTATGGGATGTTCCAACTCCTGCTGCTGTAGTCGCTTCCCCTGCACTTTCGAAGTTCTGTTCAACTGATGCAGGAAATGTTTATTACGCTGTTTCTGCTATCAACCGCTTCGGTGAGTCTCAGCTTGCAATCAATTCTACAGCTGTAGCTGTAACCGCTGGTTGCGCTGTTGACCTCAAGTTCGCAGCAGGTACTGGTACAAACGCTGCTACTGCGTTCCGTATCTATCGTACCAAGGTTGGTGGTACCGCTACTGGCGAGTTCTATCCTCTCTTCGAGGTAGCTGTTTCAGAACTCACCGCAGGTTACGACGGAGCTACAGCAGGTTTTGTTCGCGATGTTAATCACTTCCTCCCTGACTGTGACCAGGCTATGCTTGTACAGTTTGACAATGAGGTTGTTGAGTTCGCACAGCTTGCTCCGCTCATGAAGATGGATCTTGCCGTTCTTAGTCCAGCGTTCCGCTTTATGGTTCTCCTTTATGGTACACCATTCTTGTACGCTCCTAAGAAGATGGTTCGCTTCGTCAACATTGGTCCCAAAGCCTAATTAAGTGTGAAACAATAGTTATAAACTGGAATCGGGGGTAGGGTGAGATGCCCTACTCCCTTTTCTTTTAATAGTAAATCAAAATGAGAATTAAGTCAAAGAATTCGAACATCGCTTCTATGAAGCTGATTGTTCCTGTTGATGGAATTATTACTATCGACGAGAATGGAGAAGTGGAGGTTTCAACCGCTTGTGCAGAGCTTCTTGTAAACAACACTAACGACTGGCAGTATGCCGAGGGATCGGACGCTGAAGGTAAGGGTGGCGACGAGGAGAATGACGACGCAGAGGGCACAGAAAACGATGCTAAGAACGAGCGTGAATTACTTGAGGAAAAGGTAAAGAACGCAAAGGTGGCAGAGTTGAAGGAAATGTGTTCTGAGTTAGGCTTCCCTGAAGAGGAGTGGAAGAATCTTAACAAGTCGCTTCTCGCAGCGTACATTCTGAAGAAGTATGACGAGACTGACGAGGAAGATGAAATCGACGACGAAGAGGAAGACTAATAAATAGATTGTGAACATTTGTTCTGATATATGCCTAGTTTAAGATTAAAAATACAATACAATAAGAATACGGGAGCTATTCTTTCCCCTACAGAGTTGAGGGAGAATTATCTCTTTGGTATTCCTATGTGTTCGCCTGATGGAACGAAGATGAGTTCTTCATCAATCCTTCAGCACATTCTCAGTGCTCAAACGCTAGTAGAAAATCTTTTTAGTTTGAAACTATTGAAGCAAGTCATTGAGGAAAATCGTGACTTCATTCGACAGGAATTTATGTCTTGGGGATATATCAGAACAATGTATCCAATCGCTTTCATAGATAATCTAGAAGGATGGATAAATGGCGTTTGTCAAATAACCTATCCTCGTGAATGGTTGTCTATTAAAAAGCAAGAAGATGTAGCTGTATATCGAAATGTCTATCTGATTCCTAATACGGGAGGAAAAGATGGAGCTAGAATGACTCAAAATTCCCTTATTTATAACGGATTGAGTCCGCACCTCGGATGGTTCGGTCAGTCTTATATACCTAACTATTGGCGACCACGCTATATAACAGGATGGGATAAAGTTCCTGCTGATTTATTTGAGTTTGTTGCCAAGGCAGCTGCCATAAATGTTTTAGCGGTTATTGGTGATGTCTTATACGGCATTGGCATAACATCGCTTTCAATTACGCTCGACGGAGTGAGTCAGAATACTCCTCTTGCTCGTAGCGGTCAAGGCGGTTTGTTTGCTGGAAGAATTAAAACATACATAGATGACATGAATGATAGACTTCTTCCAGTCTTGAAAAGTAAGTATCGTGGAATTCCTTTTGAAGTATTGTAATGAGCGGTAAGAGTATTATAACAGACAAGCCAGTAGCGTTTCAAACGCCACCTGCTTCAACTAGTCCTCGTGTCGGTTGGGATGTAGATAGATTCGAAACCTTAATCCAGACTCAGGGTTATGATGCTTTTATAGATCGTGCATTCCGTTGTCCTTGTGCTGATAAGACTTCAGGACAAGCCTTATCTACTTGTAAGAATTGTCTCGGAAGAGGTTGGTTCTTCGTAGATAGAACGGAAACAAGGTTGATTGCTCAACGCATGGATTCCAAAAAGCAATACGCTGAATGGAGTGAAATTAACAGAGGAACTGCTTCGATAACTACCAGAGGGATTGATAAGTTAGGGTTTATGGATAGGGTGATACTAACTCAACTTGAGGAGTATTTCAGCGAAATCATTAGACCTATTTTCTATAAGGGTGAAATTGTAGCTTATCCTGTTTATGAGCCACTAAACATTTCTAGTATGTACTTATTCGCTTCAGACGGAGAACCTCTTATACCGCTTGATAGCAGTATGTACACTGTAGATAAGAACAGAATCGTTTTCAATTTAGGAATTCAAGACCTTATTGAAGTTAGCGATTTTAACATCTCTTCGGTGTCAGAGATTCCGATAAGCATTTCGGTACGCTACTCTCATTATCCCGTTTATCATGTAATCGATATAAATCGAGAACTGATGAAAGTTAGGGAAGGAAAGTTCTGCGGTGTTGATGACGAAAAGCTGAGACAGATGCCTATAAATGTAATGGCTCGTAAGGCTCACTTCATATTCGACGCTCAAAAGTGGGGAGCAGAAAGTTTTGATAATTCAGTAATTTCTCAACGATGAATCCAATAACCATAGATTTAAGCGGTTTGAAAGGTCAGTTCGGTATAAGCGACCAACAAGTTGACCAATTGACGGAGACTTGCGTTAATGCAGTCACCGCTTCTGTCTATGCTAATTGGCAAGCAATAGCTAAACAAAGACTTCATGCTACCTTACCAGAATATGTTCAAAACATAATAAAGGTTGATAAAGGTAGATTTGAAAAGGCGATTGTTCTGACTGGTATTTTACCTAATATGATAGAACAAGGAGCTAGTCCTTTTGACATCAAAGAGGGATTTAAGAAGTCTTCGAAGGTAAAATACACAATTGCTAAATATAGCAAAAAAGGAAAACAAATAGCTGCTGGCGGAGCTTGGTATTTAACAATCCCGTTCAGAATAGGTGTTCCAGGAACTCTGGGTCAAGCAGGTTTTAGTGGACAAATGCCTGACGAAGTTTATCAGGTTATGCGTAAAAAGGGCGGTGGCGTATTAAGTGTTCATGAGATCCCGTCGCCATACGATATCCCTAAAAGCCGTGCTGCAATTGCTGCTGGTCCTAATAATCCATATTACGCTCAATATACTCACAAGAATAGTATCTATGAAGGAATGACGAAGCGTACTGCTCAATATGCAAAGACTTCTCAAAATACATACGGAACATTCCGTAGAGCAGGAGCTAACAGCGATCCGTTGAGTTGGATACATAAGGGATTTTCTCCTTACAATATTGCAGGAGCAGCGGTACAACATACAGATGTAGATACAATAGTAGAAAACGAAGTAACAACTTTCTTAGAAACTATATTATGAGTCAAGGAATGTTATTGCCGGAATTCGTGATTCAAAAGACTTTGGTATCGATAATTGAATTGTTACGCAAAGATCTAGCTGAAAATTCAGCCGATGAAAAGAATTCTATATTATATAAGATTATGGGGTTAGATGAAGATGGTGAACCTCTTCAGCTTAATCTTTATAATGTGTTCAAGCAAGCAAAGAAAATAATAACAACTCCTAATAATCTGAGTGTGAATTTCGGATATAATCAGGAAGTTGCTAATATAATATCGCTTCACATACTTCTCCCGTCAGAAAACGGAAAGATGACAATAGGAGCAGATGAAGGGTATTTATCGGATGATATTATTGAAGATGGGGAAAAAGTAGGTACTCAAGAGTATTTCACTCAGATGTTTGACACTACTTATCAGATAATGATTACTTCTAATAATTCAGCGGAAGTAAGCGTAGTGTATAACATCCTTAAATCCATGCTTCTCATGCTTGTACCCCAACTTGAGATAGCTGGTCTTCGCTTACCTACACTCAGCGGTAATGATGTGGTAATGCAGGATGATTTAGTGCCTGTTCCTCTTTTTCATAAAGTAATAAACATATCTTTTACATATGAACATAATGTGCCAAAGATGCTTGCGGCAAGAGTCGCTAGAAACTTTTATTACCAATGGCGATTAGTATCTCCATACGATGATAATTCTACAAAGGCAATTATTAGTAATGATGAAAAGTAAATACAGTTTTTCACTATATATTTAACGAATTAAATTATGTCAACAGTAGTAAATTTTCAAGGCAAAAAGTGCATCGAGCCAGGATCATATGCTGCAGTTGTGTACAATCCTACTTCGGTAGTTAATGTTGCTGAGTTCGGCAATGTTATGATTATCGATACTGGTTTGTCATTAGCTACAGTTAATGGTCAGCAGACAGAGTTTGCAGGAGGTTCGGGTGTAAAGGGCGAGCTGAATCAGGGACTGAAGTCCGTTTATCAGTTTGACAATTACGAAGATTTCCTAGCGTTCATGGGCGGTGGTCTTGTTGGCGACATTGCTTACAAGATTTTCACTCCTCGTGATGGCGTAGCTGGCGCACCGAAATTATTCTATGTTCGTGCCGCTACCACTACTGCTGCTAAGATTACACTCACTCTCAGCGAGGGAAATACTTTGGTATTCACTTGCAAGAATGAGGGATTAGCAGGTAATGGTATTGCTGTAGACGGGATAGTTAAGGTAGGCTATGCTGCAAAGGTAGTCGCAGGAGATGCTTCTGGCAAGTTCAAAGTACAAATCATTAAGGGTACTTATAAGGGTGCTGACGAGTATGGTGAGCCTTATGGAGCGTATTCTTTAGCAGAATCTACTCCAGACATCATTACAGAGTCTGAAGATCTTGGTACTCTTGCTGAAGCGTATGAGTGGGCTGTTAATGACAAAGTTGTTGCAGCAAACTTCAATGTAAGTAAGAAAGGAGCTGACTCAACTGCTCTCAAGGCAATAGCTCAGGTTCTTGCAACAGGAGGTACAACAGTGTTCTTGAACGATGGAGAGTACGCTGATGTTCTTGAGGCAATTGAGGAGTTAGATCTTACTTTCTTCTTATGTACAAATAAGAACGCTGCATCAGGAGCTGGTGTAAACGCTGAAACTAACGGAAAGTTGTTCACTTACATTAAGCAAGACGCTAAATTTAGCGAGCATATGTTCGTTCCTGGAGGTGAGGATGATACCGATCTTTTCGGTGAATCTAACTCTTCGCAGAGCATTGCTAAATACTTCAACAGCGATCAGGTAGTAGTTGTTCACGGAGCTCCCGTTGTAAATCGTAAGGATGGTAACGGAACGAAGAAACTCCCTACTATCTATCTTGCCGCTGCTATTATGGGTATGAACGCTGGTATGGCTGCTCAGACTCCTCTTACTTTTAAGCAAGTAGGTTATCAGAGTTTTGCTTACGACTTGAAGCGTAAAGAGCGTGAAAAGGCTCTCCAAGCAGGTATCATGCATGTTCGCAACATTAGCGGTTATTGGTGTGTAAATCAGGGTGTAACTACTCTTCAGAACAATAAGCAAACTATTGCTCCTGATGGTCAGAGTTTAGAGCTCTCTATTTCACTCATCAAGGCTCAAATCAACAAAGAGTTAATTCTTGAAGGTCAAGTTAGATTCACAGGAAATACAGCAGCTCAAGCTAGTCCTGAATCTGTAAAGAACTTTACAGAAACAAAACTCGCTTCGCTTGTTGCTCGTCCTGGTGAGGATAACTTACTGATTTCGTGGAAGAATGTTGGAGTAACTGGACGAAATGGTGATTACTTTATCACTTATGACTTCGTTCCTAATGTTCCTGTTAATAAGACATTCTTCATAGGTAACATGTTAGATTTCACTTTTTAATTTGTAATGTATTATGGCAAAGAATGAAAAGGTAATGACAGCCCCAATCGCCATTATTCAAATTAATGGTGTAACATGCGGCAAAATGAAGAATGTACGAATAACAGAATCTATTCGTCGTGGTCGTGTAACTGGACTTGGTACGCTTACACCTTCAGAGCTTCCTGCTTTGGAGTGGCAAGGTAGTTTATCTTGTTCATCATACACTATCAACTTTAATCTTTTGAATAATGTTTCAAAGAAAGGTACTTTCCGCAACGCTGCTACAATAAACGAGTGGTCTAACATGATTCTCATGCAAGAGGATGGTTTGGAGATCGCTATCATGCGTAAGGTAAAGGATGGTGAAATCAATCCTGAAACGGGAATGGTTAACACTAAACTTGAAACATTTGCAAAGGTAACAGGAGCGTTTGCTACTCGTGAAGGATTCGACATCCAGGAAGGACAGATTTCAGGACGAGATACTGAATTTGAGTACACTACTCCTATTCTCTACAATACTGTACAAGTTTAAGGACTATCTCAAACAATACAGTTATAAGAAAAGCACTACTCTCTGCGTAAGGGTAGTGCTTTATTTTATGTTAATATAAATTGTAAAATTATGATTGAAAGAGAAATTGCGATTAACTTCAACGGAAAGAAGTTCATCATCAAGTATCCAAATGTTGGACAGCTTATGGATATTGAGTCGTTAAAGGTAGCGTTGACTGGAGGTAAATACGGCACATTTGCAGCATCCGGAATTAAGTCGATGTACTTTGTACTAGATATGGTTGATGCAATCGCCTTCATGAGTGTAATGTGCCCACGATTGAAGAATTTCATAACCGAGGAAGACGAGACTACAGATTACACTCAGATGAATCCTGAGAGCGTTAAGCCTATTGTAGATATCTACAAGAGTCAGGTACTCCCTTGGTATAATAAAATTATGAACCAACTTTACGCATCAGCAAATGAAGCAGTCATCGAATCAGAGAGTCAGCGAGCTGAGGCAAGAGACGAGTAATTTCTTGACCGAATGGCATAATAGCTTTATTCTAGATTATTGGTGGCGTAAGAAACACGATATCCCATTTGGGTCATCCGCTCATAGGGAAATGAATTTCATAGATATGCTAATTGAATATCAAGAGGAGATTGAGATTAAGCGTATGCGAATTCAAGCTATGAGGAAAGAAGAAGAGGAACTAATGGGAGACGAAGCTGAAAATGTTGTTCATATGACTCAGCAAGAGATTGATGACGAATACGATAAATTAGATTTAGAAAATTTACAATAAAATGAGCGATGTTACAGTAAGAATACAAGGAGTAGGTTCTGGCGGAGGAGGCAATAATCCTAATCCTCCTACACCGCCTACTCCCCCAACTCCTCCGCCAAACGCACCTACTGGTCCAGCTGGCGGTGGCGCACCTATTGCTCCAGATAATCGCCTTGTGGAAGATATTCGTAGAGCGATAATGGCTCGAGGAGCTGTTTATATTCCTACAAACAATACTTACAAGCCGATAATTTCTCAGGTAGAGCAACAACAGCGTCTAGCTATAAACGATAGTGTTCACAAGAAGTACGAAGAAAAGCGTTGGGAGATTTACGGAAAAAGAGATGAGGTAATTGACCAGCAATTAAAAGCAGGTGCTACTGATGAACAAATAGGTATAGCGGTAAAGGATTTTGACCGAGAACTCGATGCTCTTGATAGAGCTGAGGAAGCCGAAAAGAATCAGAAGCAAGATGAATTAACCAGAGCTATTGAAGAACTCACAGAATCTATCAACAGAACTGGTTCGTTGAATCCTAACTCATATTTAGGAGAACTCCGTCAACAGCGTCAAGAAGCTATTTTTGAGCGTGATAACGCTGAAGATGAAGAAACGGCAAAGGCTGCTGCTCAAAGGGTTCAGGAAATAGACAAGCAGATTAGAGATGTAACTGATGGTCGTGTTGAAGAAGCTGGGGTTGATTTCGGTTCTCGAGTTCTTCAGACAATGTTAGGTGCTGACCAACTCATTAAAGGTATTGCTGGAAAGAATATCGGTTCAACAATAATGGGAGCAGGTCAATCTGTTACCGCTTTGTTGGGTGCTAGCGATGAGACGGCTGCTAAGACATTAGCATGGCTTACTCCTGTCGCTGGACTTTTTTCTATTTTTCAAGAAGAAGCTCAGCGTTCAGATCAAATGGCTGGTCTTGCCGCTTTAACTAGAAATATGTATGGCGGAAACATGAGAGACGCCAGAACGAATATGTACACCAACCTTTGGAATTTTGATCCTGGGACTGGTGTAGATATGAGTGAGCTGGGGTTATCTGTACCTGATTTTGCTCAATCGGCTGAAAGAAGAATTTCTCAGAGAGGAATGGCTGAGTATGGTGTAAGCGAAGCATATTTTCAAGAAGCATTAGAAAGAGTTTTTTCTCTCAATAGAGGAAGCTTGGGAGATGCAGGAAAATACGATCGCTATGGAATGACTGGAACGGAAGCTATTGTAAATTTAGTTCAACAATTAGAAAGGATAAGTAATAGCGGAGTATCTCAGGGGAATTACGCTAGGGTTCAAGAATATTTAGGTATTCAACAAGATCTCATGGCTAACTACATGAGGTTCTCAGATAAGCCATCCCAGATGAATGCTAATCGCGATATTGCTGCTTTTGCTAGTTTAGAAGGATATACAGTAGATAGTCGTACAGCAGGAGATATTAAGGCTGTTCAAAATATGCTTATAAATCCTCAAAACGACAGAATGAAAGCCATTCTTTACGGAGTAGTAGAAGAGACAGTTCCTGAATATAAAGGGCAAAGTGTGAGAGGAAGAGTTGATTTAATAGATCAAATTTTACACGATGAGAAATATCAAGGAATAATTGAAAAAGCTCTCATAGAACAATTAACTGCTATGTATGGAGGTTCTGATACTCCTATGGGATATCTGATGATAAAGAGTCAGCTACAAGGAGTAGAAAGTCCTGAGAGAAGAGAAGCTATTTGGAATGGAATTCTTAGAGGGAAAGCAGGTCAAACTCTTTCATCTGGTTATGAATATAGTAATCCTTCTGGTGCTATGAGTAGCGAAGCTGTTAAAAAATATGTTAAAGACATAGAGGGTTATGTATCATCTCTTAGTTCAAGTGTTACTGAAATGAGTGATGCAGTATTCAACACAGCTTCTTTTTTAGAGAAGATGTTCAATAAAATGAGTGACGGAATAAGGTTGTTAGCTGAATAAGTATGTCTCAATTTACTTTATATCACAATAATAATAATTTGAAGACGCTTTCAGATTACATGGAAGCTAATAGAATTATTGGAATATCTGTAGATGATCTTTTCGATTATAAATATAATGACACGAAGAGTAACAGAGATTTATTCTTTGAACAAATGTCTACAGAGGAGAAAGCGTTATATTCAAAAGAGCTTGGTAAAACAAAGGATGATCCCGCCATTACAGCATCTGATTTGAAGAGCGATATGACATTACCATGTCCTTGTGTATTTATGATTGATTCGCAATATGTTACAAGAGAAATAGCAATTTCAAACACTAATTTTCAAGCAAGTGCAGACGACATCTATGCGTTTGAAAATTCTCATATTCAAAACATATTGAATAATGAGGGATATGTTATCAATAATTACGCTAAAAAAGTAGCACCAACTTGTTCCGTTTGGGGTTGGTTCAAATCGTTATATTACGCAGGTTCTACTTGGTTTGACAGTACTAAATGTTTTCAGTCTAAAAATAACAAATTTGTGAATATATCGGATTTTATAATCGATGTTAACACAAATGTAACTGCTCAAGGAGGAACATTCTCAATAACGCTCCCTATAATACATTCAGCAAAGACTTCAAAAGAAGTTAATACTGGAGAAAAGATCAATTGGGGAAGTAAAGCGTATGACGATTTTTATACAGACAGATATTCTGAACAAGCTGAATTATTCTTATATAACAGATATGCTTCAAGAGAAAATAGAAAAAACTTTTTTCATAAAGTAGGTATATCTTCAATGGATGATAATTATTTTAATTGGCTTATTCAATCAAACGATTTAATTTTCATATCTTTTGAAGAATTAGAATTAGAATCTGAAAGCGGTTCTAAGGTATTCGATATGATTGGTCTTGTAGAGAATGTATCTGTATCTGTAGACGCTTCGGGAAGAGGAAGTGTAGTAGTTAGCGGAAAAGACTTAATGAAGCTCATAACAGATGATAATTCGTTGTTTTTTAACACTTCAAGTGCGTGGGGTGAAAGTCGAATTTTCTCTAACACTGAAAGTTCAGGAAAACAAGGTGATATCCGAGATGCTGACTTGGTAGGAAGTGTTCAACAAGGTCCTGAGAATCGTGTTAGATTAAGCACTAATCAAATTGATATCTTTGCTGCTCCGTTTAATCGTTCTATTGATTTTGTTATAAAGGGTGTAATTTCTCAATTAGCTAACATAGAAGTCGTTCCTGATTATGTATTCACATCGTGGGGAGACGCCAGAACAAAATTCAGAGATTTCTCATCTTATCAGGAAGTTGAAGAAACGGCTCCTGCGGGTGATGAAAGCGAGTCTGAAAATCTCACTAATGGTGAGTTTATAACAGGAATGGAATTTAATCGAAATAAAGGAAAAGATTGGACCATTGATAGCGGAAGTTCTTTTATAGACGAAGGAACAACTCCAGGATCTACAACACCTATCGGTGGACAACCTGAAATCAGGTTAGGTGGAGATCCTAGGGTTAATGGTGGTTTAATTTTGCCTGAGGGTTATATTTTAGTAAGATAATTATGATACCGAAGTTTATAAAAGGATGGTTAGGAGGCAGAAGTTCTCTACCTATTTCTTCTCCAATGGGAATGAGATGGGGTAAGATGCATAAGGGAATAGACATAGCGGTTCCTGTAGGCACTACCATACAAGCTCCTCATAATGGAAGAATAGTTACTAGAAAAGTTCAAAAAGATGGAGCGGGATTATATATAGTTCTCAGAATAGATGCTAAAAATAATGAATACTATAATCTGTATTTCATGCATCTTAAAGAAGCTAATGTAACAGTAGGTCAAAATGTGACGGCTGGTCAACAAATAGCTTTAAGCGGAGGAGATCCATCTGACCAACCGAATGGCGGCAACACAACTGGTCCTCATCTACATTTTGAGATAAGAAAGCAAGGAACTGTTCCTGTTAATCCTCTTAGTTTTTTGAAAGAAAAATGTATATTAACTTCTACTGGAGAAGTTCTTTGGCAAGGAGAAACAGCGGTAACTGCTCAAACCGCTTCTATGTCAGAATACGCTAATACAGATGTTACCGCAGTAACAAATCCTAATGCTACAGAGAGAAAGAAAAAAGTAAAGAAGAAAATAGTTAGCGGAGCTCAAGAGCGTTTAGCACCAGGAATATGGCAGATTGTAAAACTTCTTATGGACTCTTCAGCTGCTAATCGTCAAATTTTTGATAGTAGTATTTCTATGCAAACTGGTCCTCTTATTAACTTCTTTAACAAGATGTGCCAGCAACCGCTTGTAGAATTTTCAGGAGACACTTATGGCGATCAATATTATTTCATGATTCGCAAACCGCCTTATGATAAAGAGGGGGTTCTTAAGATGCAAGAGCTTACAATGATAAATATTGAAGATTCTGAAATCCGTTCTACTAATTTAAGTTGGAACAATGAAGGAATTTATTCCTGGTATCAGATGATCCCATTTTCAGAATACGCTGAGATGACTCAGGTAAATCTTTACATGCCAGCTGTATTCTTTCCTGAATATGCTGCCGTTTGGGGGAGTAGGGATTTAACTGTACAAAATCAATATGTTAATTATTATCAAAGTGGGGAAGCAAATACTTCAGTTGATGATGATAAAAAGGCTAACGCAGAAAACATAATTCGTAATGCTGTTAGAGATTTGAAGTATATCATAGAGAGTAACGCTTACAATCCGTTTACAAGAAAAGGGACTATCACACTAAATGGAGACAGGAGGATTAAGAGGGGGACGCTTATCATGATGCCTAACGGAGAACAGTTTTATGTAGATGCTGTCAGTAACTCATTTTCAGTAGGAGAAACATCTGTTAATCGTTCAACAACTTTAACAGTATCAAGAGGAATGTTCTCTAGGTATGTAAATAAAGTTTTAATCGATGGTAAGGAAATTAGTTATTTTAATTTGATTGACTTTGGAAGGGATTTTGATATATCAAAGGTTACAGCCGAGAATTGGAAAAGTATTATTTCCACTTGGAAAGTCAATGTAGATGTATTTGCATTTTTCTTAAAAAGATCTCAATTAGTTATGTAAGCAATGAAAGGTAGTATTGAAATAAACAGAGGTGCAAAACCAACAGTTGGTCAAAGCGGTGTCGGTTTTATTGTAGTTCCTGACGATGAGACACGCCAGGATTATATTGATACTTGTTACAGGACTATGACTGTAACTATGAATGGTGGTTACGGATATGGTTATATAAGTAATGTAAAGATATTAGAGGAAGCTCTCCAGAAGATAAAGTTCCCATTAAAATCTACTGAAAGAGGTACAGCGGTTTTTTGGGTGAGGGAAAATTTTACCAATAGACCTATAATCATAGGAGTTATTCCTGCTGGTGATTATACTAACTTGTTAAATGAGGGTCAAGGACGATATGTGCAGCAAGTAGGCGAGAGGGTCGTAGAAATCTTCGAGGATGCCACTAATGGTGTTCTGAATATAAGCGTGGTAAGTGATACAGAACATCCTGCTAAGATCAGAATTAAGGCATCCTCAGGCAATACTGAAAGCGTGTTAGAAGTTGAAAGCGACGGAATGGTTCGTGCTCTAGGAAATCAAGTGGAAGCCATAGCACGCCAAGACTTCAAAATAGCGTTAAAGAATTTGGTTGATGAGGAGTTGATAAGTTTTTCAGGAGACGCTGAAAAAGCTGAATACAAAGATCAGTTCAACACCCAAATTACGCTTAATGAAGAAAATGTGAACCTTTCTACTGAAATCGATGTTAATATAACAGCAAAGGATTCTGTCGTTAATTTGAGCAGTAAGGAGGTAAATATAAAAACAGACGATAAGTTGAATTTAGATTCTGGCAAGGAACCAATGGTTTTAGGTGATACGCTCAAGGGGATATTGAATGACCTATGTTCAGCACTGCAAAAGATGACAGTAATGACTCCCGTTGGACCATCTAGTGTTCCCGTGAATGTTTCAGAATTCGTTACTATTCAGAGTAAGTTACAAAACATTTTAAGTAAAAAATCAAATTTAGATTAACGCATATGCCACTAGCTACTCCAGTATTGCAAGCAAATTTGCAAAGAAAAATAAAAAGTATCTTAGATGCTTCTTTTAACGAGAATTCAGACGCTGAAACAATTAAAATGAAGTTCGCAAAGGATCTTTCTTCAGCCATAGCAGAAGAGATAGATACTTGGATTAAAACTGCTACCATAACGGTCAATCCAGGAATACCAGTTGCTACAACAGGAAGCCCAGTTGCTCAAACAGGAGCTACTACTGGTCCAGGAACCGCAACTATCATGTAAGCAGTTATTATTTTGTTAAAAATAAGATATAATGGATTGGTCTCAAATAGGAAATAAAGCAGCTAACAGCGGTATCACAAATGCAATGAGTATCGTTGAAAGCATAGGCGAGTCAGCATTACATATGTTAGCTCCTGATAACTATGAACACTATATGTGTTCATTAGAGTTGCTTGATTGCGATAAAAAGCAAATAGGATTCATTTCCTTTGTTGTGATGCCTAATAATATCTCTGAGAGTAGAGCTCCTATACAAACTCAAACAAAGACAAAAAGCGGAATCGTTACAATGTTTAACGATTCTTTTGCTCCCGTAAACATAACGCTTCAAGGTACATTTGGAAGGAGATTCCGTATAGTCACAGGAATGGTAGATCCCGTTTCAAAGGATAGAAGCGGTTGGAAAAACTTTTTCAATGGTAATATGGGAAAAGCTATGTTTGGTTTTGAAACCGCTTATACTGGCGGTTATGGATTAACAAAAATTTTACAACATATAATAGAAAAGGCTAATGAGTTAGATGCTAACGGAAGACCATACATTCTTTTGTATAACAACTATGCCTTTAATACTTCGTATGTTGTAGATGTTGTTAATGCTTCTTTCAACCAGAGCATAGATAACAATAGAATGTGGTTCTATGAGCTTTCACTTAAAGCAGTAGCTCCTGGAGACGCTGTTCAAAGTGTTAAAGCTCGTAATGCGAAGTTACTGAAACAAGTTGCTTCTAATGCTATTGCTCAGGGATTAAGCAATGTTGTGAAGGATGTAAAACGAAATAACAAATTAAGCTTCATTTGATATGTTTAGCGATATAGTAATAGAATTTGAGAATGTTACGAAATTCAAATTGAGTAAGTATTTCGAGGACTATCGAGATTTTATGCAAGATGATTTTTCGTTTTTATCTGACTACTATGCTGGTCGGACTGAAAGCGTGTCAACTGAAGTGATGGGGAATTTCAACTCCTTACTAACAAGGAGTAGGAATCTCGTTCAAACCTTTAAGAATTATTCTAGTAAGTTATCTAATTGCGGTTTTTGGGAATTGCAACAATATTGCCAGAATCTGAATGATACGCTTGAAAGGGTAAGTAAGTTGCCGAAGTACAATCGTGTTGTTGAATCTGTAAGAGGTTATCAACCATATGTACAAGTGAAAGCTGATATCGGAGGAATGAAGACTCCTCAAGACTTGGCTGATGAAATAGATTCGTTAGGGGTTACGGAAACTACTCTCTTGCTAGATAATGATTTTCAAGAAGATGATTGGGAGATTGATAAGCTATCTTCTATGAAGGCTATGATAAATAATCAGAGTGACCTAGTAGTTGAAAGTGTAATAGAAGCTCCTGTAGGAAATCATGTGTATGGTAAGGATATCAATAAGAAAATAACAATAAAGGATAACGATCTAGATATTAAGCGTTATGAGGATAATGTTGAACAGAAAATCGATACTCTGTTAAAATTAAACAGAGGAGATATTCCTGAATTTCCTACTTTTGGTAAAAATATCTTACAAGGCAAAACAGCAGGAAGCTATAATTACGCTGAATTACTCAAAGATATTCAACAAACTTTTCTTCAAGACGATTTGTTTGAATCTGTTTCTGTTAGTTCTGTAGAATTGAAGGATTCCGATTTATATGTGACTTGTAACATTAGAACAAAATACGCTTATTCAACTGTTAAAACATTTGTATTATGATAACAAAGATAACGCCAGTAGAAGAATTAAAACAAATATTCTTAGAGATATTTCTGAACAAAACTGATAAGGTGAGTGACATCTCTGACGATTCTGTTTTGAATGGAATAGCTTATGGTTGTGGAAAATTGACCCAAAGAACGCTTACTAATCAAGCGGTAATTGAAGGACACATTTTCCCCGATAGTGCTTATGGGGAATATCTTGATAATCTTGCTGCAATCAGAGGAGTTGCTCCTCGTTTTGGTGCGGCAGGAAGTACAACTTATGTGAGAGTTACTGCAGATGAAGGTACTTCTTACATTGCAGGAGTTCACAGATTTAGTTCTACTTCAGGAATAAATTTTGACCTTGAAGAAAGCGTTACTGTAGGCATAAACGGATATGCTTATTTGAAAGTAAGAAGCGTTCAAAGGGGATTAAACACTAATGTTGAACCACTTTCAATTAACAATGTTCTTCCTGTTCCCAATGGTCATATATCTGTTGTCAATGAATATGCTGCTACTGGCGGTATGGATTTTGAGAACGATAAACTTTTCAGAGAGCGTATAAAGACAAGCATGAATCAACTTTCAAGAACAACTCTGAGTTATCTTGAGCAAGTTTTCATGAAGATAAATCCTCGTGTTCTGAAACTGTATAAGGGCGGTATGGATACAAATGGAAAATTCATTTTAATTGTTGTATCTATAAACGGACAAAACTTCACAGAAGATGAGTTCAATGAATTATTATCAAGAAGTCAAGAATATCTTTCTCTTTCGGAGCTTTTGAGAAGCGACGAATCATACGCTTTGAAATTAGAGAATGTTAATTGGCTTCCTGTTGATGTAGAATTCAGAATAGATATAGATCCTGCGTATGATGTAGATGTTGTGAGAAAGAATATTCAAATTCAGATGAATAAATTGTTCGACTATCGCAATTGGAAATATGGAGACAGAGTTGAGTGGGAGACGCTGATGCATGTTGCTAAAAATACTGAGGGTGTGAGATATGTTCCAGATACTCATTTCTTCCCTCAATCTGATATCAATGTACCGAAGTATCGTCTTCCTAGAATTAGAGGTTTTGTTATGAGAGATCTCGCTGGCAACATCATTGAGGATAACAAGGGGTTATTAGCAGATGTGTTCTATCCTAATGAACCTGACGCTACTTATACAGCTTCTGTATTAACAACTATTTAATGTGTTAAATTATGGCTACAACTCAGGTTCACATAAAAACTATTACAGAAGTAAGTAAGAGCACAGGAGCATTCTCTATACACAGCTTTTCAGATAGAAACAGCGATGGTTCTACCGCTCCTTCTATTTTCAAATCCCAAGTATTGACAGAAGCGAAGATAATAGACAATGTTGAAGGAAAGGAAGGAGAACTGATGATATCTTCGGATTCTGAACATGCTGGAAAGTTAGAGAACGGAGAATTGATACTTGATGTTTCAAATGACGACGCTCAACGCTACAGCCGAGGAGGAGAAGATAACGCTTATTTAATATATACTGAATAATGGATAACATTCTAAATAACATAGGAGATATCTTACTAGTTACGCCTGCTCCCAAAATAATGGGTAAGGTAAGAATAACAAATTTTGTAGATTCAATAGAGGGTGAAACAGAACAAAGATCACTTTCAAGGGAGTTTAGAATTTCTCAAGACGGAGTATTCTGGACTGATTGGAAACCTTTGAATAATGAAAATCTTTCCTCTGATGAGTTCGTCACCGATAATTCTTTATACATAGAAGTAAGATACACCAGAACGGGAACAGACGCCACTGGTGTCATTAAGTTTGTCGATATAACATTCAATGGAGTAAGAGAAGAAAATCAATTCGTAGCTCCTGCTTTAATGTCTAGCATTTTGAATAGAGCATTAGGCACTAACGAACTTTCTTCATTGGAAATTAACATTTTCAAAAAGCTGTATTACAGAGGAATATTGCCTAACTATATTGAGCGAGCCGATAATGATGATTACAAAGAGGATAAAGATTTTGTTGATTTATTCTTCAGCGTTGCTCGCTTCTTTGCTTTATTCATAATCTTTTTTAGAAGATGGGAAAGGTTTAAGGATGATGAAGATCTGCTGAGAGAACAAGTTCGTGGATATGGATTATATTTCAATGAAGGTAAGATAACTCTTGAAGAATTACAATACCTTACCAGGAATTTATTTTCTCAAGCTCAACAGCGAGGTACTCAAATGATATTCACTCGTAGGGGAGATATTTTAAGTAATGGAACAGAAGCTCCCATTGATGGTGAATTTATACGCTTAACACAAAACAGGAGCTGTGATGAATTGCTCTATGAAAATGTTCCTAAATGGAAAATGGGTTGGTGTATGAATCAGTCGTCTCCTATGTATAAGGGGACTTCTAGATCATTCAATCTCAATAAAACAAGGGAAAATTCTGAAGATTTTCAGAGTCTTTCTAATTTTGTTTTAAGCAAGAGCGGAAGCGGTAATTGCTCTTTAGCATCCTCAGGCAATAAGAGGGTTTTGAAGCTTAATTTTGGAAGTGGAAACGGAAGAGCTGGTTTAGGTAGAGCGTCGAACGAAGAGGTTTCAGACAATCTTTACACAGCAGATTCTCAAATGGATTATGAAATAACATTTGCTTTCAAACTCAATAATGTTTCAAGCGGTATTAAGGTTGAATTTGGAGTTGAGGGATTTGATATAAATAAGAACTATCTCAATGACTCTTTCATAACACCAAACGGATTTACTATAACTAATGAGTTTTTGAATCAAGCTACTAATGTTTGGAAGAGCGGTAAGTGGTATTTTGTCAGAGGAATAATTCATGCTTATGGAAGTAGTTATGGAAGTAGTAATGTTGAACAAGAAATGACGAATCTTGGATTCGGTACTAATTTATATTTCAATAATCCGTTCTTGAAGTATATTTTACCAAAAATACAAGTATCTTCAAACATTGCTACAAGCGTAGAGATTTGGGATTATAAAATAAGACCGCTAGTAAGAGGCAAGAATATAATTCCATTGAAAGACGGAAAACTTGATGCTAAGAGTCTAGGTTTCATTCAAGCTCCTGATTTCTTCTACACCTATTTCAGAAATAACAACAAAACTCAATCTCAACAGGATATTACAGATATTATAGAAAAGTATTTATATCCTTTCAATAAAACAAATTTGTTCACAATAACAGGAAATAACTAACAATATGAGTAGATTGAAAATAAGCGATAATCTGTTCTTGGAAGTCGCCGAGCTTAACAGATTAGTAAAGTTTTTGAAAGATGAAGGTTATAAGAGACTGTTCAAAACCTTCATTACAAATTATGGTATAGTGTCTAGTGGAGACAACTCTTACTTTAAGCCCACTGCTAATTCAGCAAACTCCGTTAAGATCAACGCTGGTCTTGCGTTTGATTCTAATCTTGACGCAATAGTTATGAAAGAAGATACGATACTCTCTGTTTCAGACACTGGTACAAAGCGTTGGATCGTCCTTTCTAGGGGCGTATCTTCTCTGGAAGAGGGAACTGTGAGTATAACTGTAGACGGAGTATTAAGTGGCGTAGATACCAGATTTACAGAGATTCTACGAGGACAGCCTAACTTCCCTACAAAGGTTAAATTTAATTCACAATTTAATCAGGGGGAATATGAGGTTGTAGAGGTTACTTCTGATTACAACGCTATATTGAGCGGTAGCTTCCGTGCTGAAAGCGGTTTGAAATATAGCGTAGTGGGAACATTCACACCAGGATTTCAAGTTCCTGACGATCGCAAAGAAATATATGAATATGATTCATATAATCTGAGGATTGTAGATGCTGACGATAAGCCAGTAGTAGGAAGCAATGAATTCATAATAGGTTGCGTTTATTATGAAAACGGAATAATGAATGTTCTTGATGAACGAATCTACTGCATGTTTAATCAACGCTATGAACAAGAAACAGAACATACGGGAGAAAGTCCTATAACAAGTCTGCTTCAGGTTTCAGCGGTAGGTGGCGTAGATTCTCCTAGAGCAAAAGCAGCGGAAATAGAACTTATCCTTGAGCACGGATATAAAGTCAATGCTTATGAATTGAAATCTTCAGAGAACTCTAATGAGTTTCAAATAACGCTCGGAAATTGTAACTTCTATGGCGACGGAAATATACCTAATGGCGTATTCAACGGATGGTTGCTTATCAATAGAGGAAATATGCGTTATCTTACCATAGATCGCAATGAAGGTAAGTTGCTTTTCATAAGTAAATTTGATCCCGAGATTATAGGTGAAGACAACGACTTCATTGTCGTTCCTAACTTCCGTGAGATTGAATACGAGATTATTTGCAAAACTGAAAATGTTGCTAGAAAGAGCGTTCCTTTCTATTTTAGAAGCATTATTTCTAATCATCAGTTTAGGTTGAATATTTATTCAATCTTCCCTAAATACGGAGGAGCAGACACGGCTGAGTTTCAGATACGCTATCGATTCATTGATGATAGTGGTAGTAAATACCCTTTCTACAACCTTTCTGTAGCTCCTTTCACTAATATAAACTCTGAGACTGAGACTCTCGCTGGCAGCTCATTCAGCGTAGATATGGTACAGTTACAGCCTCAGGAGGAAGAAAGAAATTACTCATAAAAATTGCGCAATATGATATTATATTTAACAGGAGCAAATACTTCGTTAAGAAAATCAAGCGAAGCTCCTCAAACAGATACGGCAAAGAGCTTGGGTGGATATGTAAGTTCCACCCCAGTTCCGAGCGGAGAGTTGAACGCTTTATTCGACTTAATTTCTGCTTACACACTAGAAAAGAAGCCTAGAGAAACAATAGCGGTTGCGTTGATAAATAAACTTACGCAACCAATAAAAGATGTTACTTTGAAGATTGTAGTAGAGAAAGATAATATCGCTACTTTCAAAGTTGCCGCTGTTGCATTAAGTGAATCTTTAAGCATGGAGCATATTGCCAATAGATACGCTGAACCTATGGCTGCTGAATTTCATAAAGTAGATTTTCAGCGTGCTTCAGTTGATATTGAAATCCTCAATCCTGCAAGCATAGGGGAAGAAATAGCGTTAATGCCGTTCAATATTCAGTTTGAAGTAGAAGAGTCGGGAATAGAGGGTACTTGGAATGCCTTCGAAAATGCTTTTAGCAACGATGATAATTACGAGATAAAGCGTTTATCAGAAAAAGTATTTCGAATCGTTAGACGAGACGAGAGTGTGGTTCCTGAACCGATTACTTGTTCTTATGTAACTACTCGAGGATTTAACGCCACTTTTTTAGATAAGTTGAAGAATGGAGTGACTAATGAAGCGGTTCTTTTAGAGGGTGAAAGCGTACTATTGCCTGAAAGCGGTATAGGAATATGGATTCAAAGAGATTTGAAATCATATAAATATCCTTCAAACGAACGACTCATAGAAGACTTCAAAAATCGTGTAGAAAAGCAAGAAATTGAAACAGCAGAGTTGATCATCAGCTATAATTTAGCTGAAAGAAATAACTATAACGAAGATTACAATCAAGCAGATTATTCATAATTAAATATTTTAACAATATGGCAGGATATAGCGATACTCGTCAATTGATTATTGATACCTTAATGGGTCGTCCCGCAGGAACTGAAATTCAGCCTGAGGATCACCAAGCGTTTGCCCTTGCTTTGAATGATTACATTCGAAGCGTAGAACTTGTTGCCGGAAGTAGTGTTCCCGTAGCATTTGCGGAACCAGATACAGTTCCTGTTCAGCCTAACAATGGACAAGCGGTATATCTATCTAAAGTCAATACAGGAACTAGTTCTAGTTTCAATAACTTTGTTGGTAGCGATGGTAATCCCATAACAATATCATCAGATATTGATGAGGTTAAGTTAGTTACATTGTTGTGGAATGGTTCTTATTGGACTAGTCAAGCGACTTCAATAGGGGTTATAACTAATACATCTGACGGTTATTTATTCAAAGGAAGAATCCCTTCATTAAGTTCAAGTCCTTCAAGCGTCATAAATCCTTGTTTTTATCTAGCAGACACAGCTGGAATTTATCCTAATTTTTCTAACCTTGAATTAGAAATAGGAGAAATTGCTTTTTTTAAGAGTCTAGATGGAATAGAATGGCAAAAGGAACTGATTTTAATTTCAGACTTCTCAGCTTTTTCAGCTTCTCTAAAAGCGTTGAAAGAATTAGAAGGAGTTGAGTCTATGTATTCCTTCATATCCACTAAAACAAGAATAGCTTTTTATTGTTTCAACACTCCTCAGGAATCTGAATTTGAAATGATGGTTTTGTGTAAAAATCCAGGAGTTAATGATTTCACTATTTATGAAACTGATGAGGAATTTTCAAGTCATGTTGAGAAAACCCATGGTAGGATTGGAGATTGGATAACTATATCAAAGAATGCAAATAAGCCAATTCTCTATATTTATAACAATACAGTAGATGATTTGTACATTTCTCCTAGAGAATATACAATTTTGTATAGACCGAAAGGCAGTTCAAGTCTTTCTGCTGTTGTAAGCGAGATGTCTGAAACAGTGGAGAATAGTGTTTCAAGATTAAATAAACTTTTCAAAAGTTCTAAGAGTTTATTCTCAATCAAGAATAAATACTATTCAGCTAATAGCGGAATTTTATTGGAAAATGTTGATGTAATTAGCACACCGCTTCTCCTTGTCGATAAGAACTCTACTATCATTTATGCTAGAAGCTTTTTAGGAGGATCGAGTTATTCACGCTATGGTGTTTGTTTTTTTGATGAGAATAAGAATTTCATAAGTTCTTATAACTCTATGAATTCTGGTTGGTATGAGTTCGTACTAGACTCTTCAGTCATACCTTCAGGAGCAAGGTATGTAACGATTTGCACTATTACAATCAACGCTGAACAATTAGAAAGAGATTACATTATATACAACGGAGACGCTCTTTTCGTTAATTTCTTTGATAAAATAAAAGATATCGAATCACAGATTAATGAAATTAGTGGAGATGTGTATGAAATTGTTCCTATAAATATACAAGGAACAGTGAATTCAAGCGGTAAATTTGTTCCAGACAACGCTTCAGCAAGAAGAACAGATTTCATAGAAGTTCTTAATGGATATGAAATAAAAGCGTATGACGGAGCGTCTTCTTATAGTTCTTATAGAGCTGTTGCATTCTTTGATGAGTATCGCAATTGGATTTCTAATTTAGAGTTTGAATCTGCTGGACTTAAATCAGTGACTCTATCGGATGAAAATATACCAAATGGAGCAAAATACTTTATTGTGAGTACACTTCTTTCAATGATAAATGAAAGTTATTGTAAGATTAACAAACAAACGAAATCACTTAACTTATTAGATATAATAAAAAATGAAGTAGAGCCTTTGATAGAAAGGAAAGAATATTATGATGAAGCTCAACTTGCTGTTAATGGTAGATTAAATCAAGTTATAAAGAAATCGTCTAAAAGGAGAATAGCTATTTGGCTAGACGAAAAAGACCAACCAAATTTGAATGAGTTTCAAATTCGCGTTACTTCAAACATTCCTTCTATAACTCCGTTTTTCAGTATTTATCGTGCAACAGCCGAACATACAGATCTCGTTTTTTATAAAGAGGTTCGACAAGGCAATTGGATTGATGTAGTTAAAAATGTTGATAAACCTGTTTTGTATTTATATTATCCTAGTGGTGCGGATGATAATGTAGAGATACAGCAATACACTATTGAATATAGGTTGAACGGAGGAAATTTAATTGATGATGTAAATCAATTAAAAAACAAATACAATTGGAGTGGTAAGAAAGTTGTTTGTTTCGGAGACAGTATTACAGAATTCGCTGGAGGAGATTCTCTCCGTTACTCAGATCATATTTCAAGAATAACAGATTCAGTTGTGTATAATGTAGGAGTAGGCGGTACTCAATTAAGACAGAGAACTCAACCCGTTGAGGTATTCTCTTCTGATGAATCATACCCATCAGGAAAGGTTGTCTTTTATAAAGAAGCTAATGAGGAACATTATCGTTGTTATAAATTTACTTCAAATCATTCAGGAAATTGGACGGGAAATGATGTGCAAGAATTAACTAGTTATGGTTCTGCGTATGCTAATTTAGACATAATTAACATGGTTAAGGCTGCTTGTAGTCAAGATTTTTCAATTGTCGAAGCAGGAGCAGATTTCATATATACTTCAGCTAGAGATAATAATGTTCCCATTGTTAATGTTTTGAAATCTATACCTTGGGATGAAGTGGATGTAGTTACATTATTTGCAGGAACGAATGACTGGAACAATGCTTCAGGAAGCTGGGGTCAACCAAATGTTGATAGCTTTGATGTTAATTATACATTTGGAGCAATCAATGAGATAATAAGGCTGATATTAACGACTTATCCTCATGTTAAGCTCTATTGGTTTACACCTATTGTAAGATGGTTAGATTGGAAAAATGGACAAGGTACTGATTCTAATTGGAGTGATGTTTTCGAAAAAAATAATACAACATTAAAACAATTCGCTTCTCAAATTTTTAATGAGGTTCAAAAGAATCATATTCCTGTGTGTGATATGTATAATACATTAGGATGGAACAAATACAATTTTGGCAATTATTTCCCAACAAATGATGGCACTCATCCTTCTAAGGGATATTCTAATTTAGCTCAAAAGATTGTATCGTTCATAAATGCTAATAAGATTTTTTAACAAGGTTATCCCTCTTCAGACAGCTCTGTCCGTTGTAAATGAGGGGTAACTTCTGACAACTGTCACCTACCAACCCTAATAATGTTGATAAGGGGGAGTAAGAGGGGGTAACATTCTTTCCTCCCTACTCCCCTAATAATGTTAAATATGTTGATTATGGCAGATGTACAAATAACACGCATAAATAATTTTGAATATTCATTCAAGTTGTCAACCGCTAATGGAATACGGCATGTCTGTAAGGCATTAACCTTTCGCAACCCAGATCCGTATGCTTATAGTCCGACAATTGAGAAGTTCAATAAACGGAATTTCACATTTCGTATAGGAATGCTACCTACTTTGTTGAAGCATTTAGAAGAACATGGAGTTGAATATTTAGTTTCAGATTACGACCACCGTTTACCAGACGGAATCGAGATTGATGATAGGATGAGTGGTAACTACATTCATCAGCGTAAGGCAGTTGAAGCGTTTTATCGTCGAAGATTTGGAATTATTGTTGTTCCTACTCGTGGCGGTAAAACATTCATAGCTTCAGAGATATTGAGGATATTTCTTCAGAGTGATGAGGGCAACTTCTTGTTCCTTACAGACAACACTACTTTATTTTCTCAAGCAGTGAATGATATCAAGGGGTATTTTGAACGCTATGGTGGAATTGAAGTTGGAGAAATTAAAGCAGGTTCCGTAGATCTCACAAAGAGAGTTACAGTAGGAATGATACAAACTATCCAGAGCGTTCTTTCTGCTCGCTGTAAAGATAAGGCAAAACAACGCTCACTTCAGAAGTATTTGAAGACTTTGCGTTTTCTGTGTGTTGATGAGATACATGATAATTGTAGCGATAGTAAGTTGAAAATGTACAAGCGTTGTAAGGATCTAGAATATCAGCTATGTCTTTCAGCAACTCCATATCGTGCTAAGACGCTTGTTCAGAATTTGAAACTTCAAGCTTGGAGTGGAGATATCGTTTACACTATTACAGAAAGCAAACTAAGAGAGCGTGGGGTGTTGAGCGATTATAAGGTATTCATGTTCATGGTTGACCATAATGATATAGATTATGAGGATCCAATTGACGACGATGATTACGCTGATTGCCGCAAGAAACTGATTTTTGAGAATAATTTTCGCAACGAAGTTCTTAAAAAGGTCATAGACTCCTTACGAGATATGAATCTTAAGACGCTAGTGCTTTTCCAAAGCGTAGAGCATGGCAGAGCGATGAGTAAGATACTCGGGGAACAGTTTATAAGCGGAGCTACTAAAAGTCACGAGAGAGAGCAGGCAAAGCGTGAATTCTTAGACCGAGAGGGTGGTGTTCTTCTAGCTAGTAACATTTTCAAAAAGGGAGTGACGCTTCCTGAGGTTCAAGTCATCATCAACGCTGATGAAGGTGTGGAAGACGCTAACACTATCCAGAAGAAAGGTCGTGTACTTGGAGCAACTGCTACAAAGAAGCGTAGTCTAGTTATAGACTTCTTTGATATTTATGACGCTTATTTTAGTGAGCACTCTACAACAAGGTTAAACACTTACATCCGTTCCATCGGTAAGAAGCGAATTGGTATATTAGATGTGAGTGCCGAGGGGTGGTTAGAAACTTTTTGTAAATGGACATCAAATTGGTTTGAAATAAATGAACGCTCGTAAGAAACAACGATTATTCCGTTTTGCTGTAGACTTGTTCATAGAGCTACTTCAGCAAGTAACTAAACGCAAAAATATACCTTATCGGTGTAATGATGCTGATAGTGCTTCATGGGATAAGTTCGTTGAAACCTTTGGCGATAATATAGGCGAGGAGTTTATTCGTAAGTTCGTTGAATATGGTGTTCAGAGTTGGTTTAATTCTGGCAGTACGAGAGATTACAGTCGGGCGGTAAGGTTTAGTTGGATAGTAGGTTCAGCTGCTATAAAGCGTTGGAATGCTCTTGATGCTGAGACTCGTACTTGGTGCGTGAGAAGTAGTTTGAAAAAGGAACATAAGATAAACACTCTAAAACACAAGAGTCAGATTTCAGAGTTACTTACGAAAGTAAGACCTGCGGAGGAAGCGTTCAAGTCAGAATTTCATAACACTAATAGGGGTCTTGCGTGGTGTATAGCGAATACATCATTATTTTTTCACAAGAGCGGTTTATGTACTACTTGTGAATTCAAAGAAAATTGTAAAGAGATACTCCGTATAGAGTATCCAACTGTTTATAAGTTGAGAGGTTATGGTAAAAAATAGTGATTCATTAGCAAGCAATTTTGTAACCGAGCTGTTAGCGATAGCTCTGAATAAGCGAACTATCTTTGACATGGTTCGCCAACATATGAAGTATTCGTATTTTCAGGTTGAAAGTGAGAAGAAGCTATGGCAGTGGGTAACGGCTCGCACAGATCGCACAGGAAGAATTCCTACTATCGGTCAAATGCAGCAACAGTTCGCTGAGGATGAAGCTGTTCTTGAGAAAATTGAAGAAATTAACGAGGTTGAGCTTGATGAAGAAAACATTAGCAACGAGGAAGCTATCCTTGATGTTTTCGAACGCTTCATTAAGAAGATGAAGTTCCTTGAGGCGAATGACCGAATTACAGATTTCTACAATCAAGGAAAGAAAGATCAAGCGTGGGAAATGTTTGTTAAGTACGCTGATGAATTTTCGAAGTTCTCAATCCAGAGTGCTAAATTTGAGACTGTATTCGGGGACTTCGCTACTCGCCAAGCTCAGCGTCAAAGCGAAGATTATAACAAGCGTTTCAAGATACCAACAGGAATTGATGAAATAGATTATCGTTTAGGCGGTGAATCAGGAGGTCCTGAGACTGGAGAATGCGTTCTTTGGTTAGGAGATTCAGGAGCAGGTAAAAGTCAAGTCCTTTGTCATTGCGGTATAACAGCAGCTCGTCAGGGGCATCGTGTAGCTCATTTTCAGTTAGAGGGTACCAAGGAGCAGTGTTTGAATAGGTACGACGCAGCTTGGACAGGAACGCTTTATCAAGATGTTAAGTTAGGTAATATCCCTGCTAAGAAGATGGAGGTGACGAAGCGTATTATCAAGAAGCTAAAACGCTCAGATGTAATTGTTAGTAGCGAAGAAACATTCAACGCTAAAACGCTTGTTGATGTGAGGCGAGAGTTGAAGGAGATGGAAAGGGAATATGGTAAAATAGATGTTATCATAATCGACTATCTTGAATTGCTTGAAGTAGGGGATGGTCATAACTACTCTCCAGGAGAAGAGCGTTTTCGCCAAGCAAAATTGGCAAAGGGTATGAAGATGCTTGCTATGGAGTTTAATGCGGTGGTTCATACCGCTACTCAAAGTAGCAACATTCCTGAGGAATGTAAGAACGACCCAGAGTTTGTAATTACAAGAGCAAACTTGAGCGAGGATAAAGGTAAGATCCGTCCTTTTGATATATTCATCACCATCAATCAGACTCGTGATGAGATGAAAGAAGAGGTTATGCGTCTTCACACAGATAAGTTGCGTGACTATAAGAACGGAGATCCTATTCGTATCGCTAACAATTTTGCTTACTCAAGATTTTATGACCGCAAGCGTACATTTGAATTAGCAGATGAAATCGATGAAGACTAGCAAAAGAATCGCTGATAGCGATTTGAGAGACATACTTGAAATAGAGAAGGAGACAAGGACAGGTCAGTATATCTGTCGTTGTCCCTTTTGTGGTAAAGAATCTCACTTCTATATAAATAAAGTAACACAAAAGTTTGATTGTAAAAAGTGCGGAGAGGTAGGTAACATATACAAGTTGTTACGCTTCCTTGAAAAGACTTATCTGTTAGGCGGTGCTACGATAGAAGCGGTAGAAACCATCGAGAGTGTTCGAGAAATGCTTGCTAGCGAGTTAGAAAGTAATGAGCTAACACTTACTCAGCTTCCTGAAATAAAGATGCCCGTAGGCTGGAAAGTGCTTAAGAAAAGCAATCCTTATTTGATAGGCAGAGGAATAACGCCAGAGTTGTGCGAAAGATATGAATTTGGTACTACAAAAATGTTTCGTAAGTACGATAATTACATATTGATACCAATAAGGGATAACGGAGAAGTGAGAGGATTCATAGGACGCTATGGTTCTAAGAAAGTCCCTGATGGAAAGTTACGATATAACAATTCAATAGGTACTCAATTTTCTCAACTTTTGTTTGGTTACGACGAAATAACTCAGAACACTAATACAGTTATTCTTGTTGAGGGAGTGTTTGATAAAATAGCGGTTGACAAGGTTCTTGACTTATGGAGCAACGAGGATATCAAATGTGTGTGCACCTTTGGCAAGAAGATTAGTGAAGAACAAATTGCTAAATTGAAGATAAAGGGGGTTGCTAGAGTCATACTGCTGTACGACTTCGATGCTATCAAAGAGATTAAGAAGTTTGGGCTTGAGTTAGAAAATCACTTTGTAACAGATATAACCTTTACAAACAAAAAAGATATTGATGAATGTACCAATGAAGAAGCGTTGGCGGTTTTTACAAAATTATACAAGCCACGCTCATTCAATATTGATATCATTGGTAAGTTGAAAAGGTAAAAGAAATGGAAAAGACAAGAAATTTATCAGTTGCGGAATATTATGCCGTTATTCAGCGTGAGTACTTGATTGCTGAGTTCCGCAAGAAAATATATTACAACCCAAAGGATAAGAGTTATTATCAGAGGGTGATGAAACATAAGGCAGACAAGATCAACGACATTGCTAAAAGGAATCACCTTGATAGCATTTTCAATAGCGTTGCTAAAATGGAGGAAGTGAGATCAGAGCTGTTTGATGTTTTAGGTAAGCCACGCTTTGATATGACTCAAACTGATGTTGAGAATTATTACGCTGTAGGAAATGAATTCTCTTTCAGGGGTGAAGCTTGGATATTAGATCAGGTGAATAATGACGGCACCTTCACCATATATTCACCCAAACTTCAGCAGTATGAAAAGGTGAAAAACGAAGAAATTTGTAGAATTTTATAATTTTACCAAAAATTTTTTCGATTTTCCTTTGCCGTTTCAAAAATAAGTAGTAATTTCGCTTTTGGAAAGTGTAATTAACGCTTATTTGTAATAGATTGTAAATTAAAATTGTAAATATGAAACCGTCAGAGAAACTTTATCAAAAGTATGAATTTTTAGCGAAAAAATACGCTAATAAGATCTTTTCATACCATGAAATTTCTTTCGAATATGAGGACTTACTTCAAGAATTCCGTATAAAAATTTTCACTTCAATCAAAAGCTATGGTCGTCGGTGGTCTAAATTCCGCAAGGGTGAGGCTCCACGACCTGTTCCTATAAGGTACTACTTGGAAGCAGCTTGCGGCAATAAGGCTTGCGACTTCATTAAATATATAAGTAGAGAGAATCACAAAGTGAGCATTGATGAAATCAATTATGACTTTGGTGTGGAAAATGATAATAATGTTGACCCAACCGCTAATAAGTTCATTGTAAACGGAGTTGATCTCTTGGAAGGATTAAGCGGTAAGGAGCGTGCTATATTCTCACTCTATCTCAGAGGTCGCAATCTAACTTTTCTCCGCAAGGTTTATTTCTCCAATAGCAAAGAAAAAGAAAGCAAACGAAAAGTTGTAGCACGTGGCGATGAGCCTATTGATGTAAAAGATATCATAGAAATGCAGAAGGAATTCTTGATAAAGAAATACGGCTCTGAGCTTATGAAGTCTCAGCAAGTATATTCAAGCTACAGCATAGATGAAGATTAACAAAGAAAAATAGTTAGCAAAGTTTTTAATAACAAATCGTAAAAAATTGTAAAGTTATGGCAAAGATGAATGCAGAGATCGCAAAGAGAGTTAAGGCTCTTGGTATTAACGCAAAGACTGAGGATGACGCTCGTGAGAAGCTTCTTGAGATCCTCAATGAGAACGGAATCGAGGGTATGGAGGAGGAAGATACCGACACCCTGATTGAAATCGCTGAAAGTTTTGTTGAGGAGGGCGGTAGCTCAGACACCGACGACACTGATTCAACAGACGAGTCTGAGACATCTGACGAAGACGCTTTGGCTGACGAGGTTGAGGCTGAGGACGCTGAAAAGGAAGATGTTGATGAAGCTGAGGACGCTGAAGAGGAAGATGTTGATGAAGCTGAGGACGCTGAAGAGGATGCGCTTGCTTCAATGGACAGAGCAGCTCTTAAAGCCTATATCAAGGACAATGGTCTTGATATCAAGGTGAAGAAGTCATGGTCAGATGACGACATCCGTGAGCAGATCCGCAACGCTGAGTGTCCTGTAGCTGAGGCTGAGGAAGAGACTGAAGAGGAGTCGGCTCCTGCACCTGCTCCAAAGAAGGCAGAGAAGAAGGAGAAAAAGGCTACTGAGAAAAAGGTTTCAAAGCGTGGCCAGAAGCTTGATCCTAAGAACAACGAGGAGGATCGTCAGGCATTTGAAGTTCTTCATGAGCTTTTCCCTGAGGAGGAGTATTCATACGCTTGGGTTGCTAGTGCTGGTGTAACTATCAAGCATAAGGGTAAGAACAGCCAGCGTGCTATGGTTCTTATTGAGAACTGCTCGAAGCAGGCTGATGAGTCTATCAAGTGTAACTTGTATCTCCTTACTTTCAGCAAGCAGACAGATGTCCTTGACAAGGCAGGCATTGAGTATGAGATCTGCTGGTCAGGTGCTCCTTTCATGAAGGGTATCACAATGGATTCAGCGGTTGAGATCATCAAGACTCTCATGCCTAACATCACCGCTACTGTTCAGAAGATTGACAAGCGTCTTGGCGAGAATCGTGCGAAGATGGAGGAGAGTCTTTCAAAGAAGGCAGCTCCGGCAGCTAAGAAGACAGCAGCTAAGAAGACTGTGAAGAAGTAATTCTAAACAATCTGATTCATGGTTAAGGGAAGCGAATTCGCTTCCCTTTCTTTTTCAACATAGTTACTTAATATACATTAAAATAAAGTTATAAGGTTTATGGAAAGATTAAAGAGCGATTGCGTTTTTGTACCCGAAGTGGGGGTAATTAAGGCACACACATTCTCCACTATATATCCTGTGGTGAATAGTTATCTGATGAATAATAGAGAGTGGCAACCTAGTCGCGATGGTGATGTTAAGGAAATGATGGATATTAAGACGCACATCACAAATCCTTACAGACGCTGTGTAGGAGGTTACAATCGAAACATAAACATTTTCTTCTTGTTAGCTGAAGCTATGTGGATTGCTTGCGGAAAGAAGGATGTTAAATTCCTTACTATCTTCAACAAGAAGATGGCTGAGTATAGCGATGACGGAGAAGTATTTCACGCTCCTTATGGATTCCGTCTCAGACACTGGGGAATAAGAGCAGAGGATAAGTTTATAGCAGGAGACGCTTCTAGAGGTTACGACCAAGTCATCGATGCTATTCGTATCCTTTCAGAGAATCCTAATACTCGTCAGGTAGTTATGGAGATTTGGAATCCTGCTTTTGATTTAGGATTCAAAACAAAGGACATCCCTTGTAATGATATAATCATGTTGAAGATCCGTGATGGTAAACTTATTACAACAATAGGTAATAGAAGCAATGATTTACATTTGGGACTCCCTACGAATGTATTTCAATTCAGCTTTTTGACCGAACTTATTGCGGCGACGCTTGGTGTAGAGTTAGGAACTCAGACTCACAATTCTCAGAGCTTACACCTTTATTCTTGGAACAAAGCAGCGGTATCAATGCATGAGTCATATTACGCTCGTCAGCGTGGAATTGAGGTTGTTGGCGATATGTATTCTGAGTGCGGAGCTCAAGAGCGTAGAATGGATTTCAATTTCAGTCATCAGGTAGCGGTAAATCGTTTTCGTGAGATTGAGATTCAGATGAATATCATTATTGATAACCTTACAAGGTTGTATGATGGCGAAAAAGAATCTGAAGAGGAAATAGCTGGCGTAAGAGAGTTCAGCGAGTATCTGTATAAGGTTTATCAGCTTCTTAGATTATTCATCGAATACAATAAGAAAATCGTCACATTAGAGACACCTAGTCAGAAAGATGTAGCTCGTAATAACGCTATTTCTATGGTAGAGGTCTTAGAACTAGACTTCAATCATAAGGAGGGTAAAACGGCTGACGGCTTCCTTTGGGACATTACCATGTTGGCGAAGAACTACTTTTTTACAAGGTTATCTACAAAAGGAAAGCATGAATTTTTAGGTAAATTGTAATATGACTGAATCTTTACAAAAATGGTTAAAAGATAATCGTCTATCAATATCAGAGTCATCGCTTGACGGCTCTGATATTTTGTCTATAGACGGATTGAATGGAGAGGGATTATACCTACATCCATTTGACGGAAAGGTAATTGATGAAGACTTCGGCTTCATCCTATCAGACAATGAATTTGATCTCGTTGATGAGGGTAAGGTTCAATGGATATTGTTTGAGTTTGGCACCAAGTTTTATTATTCGTCAATAAAGCGTGACCGAAATAGGTATAACGAAATAATCTTCAAGCCAGAATTTAATGACTTCAAATATCTTGGTTCTTCAACGGAGCCTGATATTCTAGATTTTGCTCACCTTGGAGTACATTCGGAGTACGAGATAATGAACGGAAGCGGTTCTAGCGATTTGTGGGCGAAGAAAGCTAAATTCATGCGTTGTAAGGCTCTTGGTATTTGCGATAAAGATACTCTTGCAGGAACACTCCCCTTTCAAACAGCTTGTGAAAAAGTAGGTGTAAAAAGCATCATTGGTGAAACCATTACAGTAGCTGTTAATTACGATCCTAGTAAGGATGTTCAAGAAACATTTGAATTAAAATTCTTTGTCTTGAATTATAAGGGGTGGAAGAATCTGTTGCTCATGAATAAGGCGGTGAATGTAGACTATGACGGATACATTCCAGAAGAAGAAGTGTGTAAGTTAGGCGATGGTCTGGCGTGTGTAATCCCCAAAGATAGTAAGTTTAATTACATTAAGAAAGATAAGGTTGCTTGTGCAAAACTTATTGCTCTGTATAAGCGTTCATTCTCAGAAGTCTATTATCAGATAGACACTGTTGAATATGTTAGCGATCAATTATTCAAAAGACACCTTGAGAATATAGATAACTACTTATGTAATTATCGTAAAGCTCTGAAGCCTATCTTAATTAACGATAGCTATTATCTTGATGCTGAAGAAAGCGGTTTGAAATCTATGTTGAATAAGGTAGTAGGAAAAGCATCAGGAGAATCAGATAATCAGTATTTCAAAAGCGTTGAAGATACTCTTAATTCATATAATGAGTGGTTAGATGATGTTGAACCATTATTCAATGTTATTGTAAAGGGTATTGAAAACGCAACATCATTAGCTGAAAGAGTAGATTTCAGAATCAGCACAGGAGAACGAAAACTACCTCAATTTGAGGTTGAGAGTGTTGAAGAGCTATTCTTTGAAGAACTTGAAAAGGGTTTCAATAAGCATTTCGGTAAGCTCCCTGAGAAAGAGAAAGCGGTATATCTCAAACAAATAGAAACAGAATGTGCGGTTATTGTACCAAATGGTCTTTGCGACTATTTCATGATTCTGTGGGATATTATAAATTGGTGTCATAAGAATGGCATTTCTACTGGTCCTGGTCGTGGTTCTGTTTGCGGTAGTTTGATAGCTTATTGCTTGCACATCACTAATGTTGACCCATTGAAATATGGTCTTATGTTTGAGCGTTTTTTGAACGAGACTCGTGTTAGCGGTGAGCGTGCAAAGAGTGCCGATAGTATGCCAGATATTGATGTAGACTTCCCTACTGAATTCCGTGATGCTGTTAAAGCGTATATCAAAGAGAAATATGGTTACGCTTACACTTGTTCAATTGGAACATACACTCGTATGAAGTTGAAGACTTGTATCAAAGACTTTGGAAAGGTTAAGGGATTGTCATTTGATTATACGAATAAACTCACAAAGGATATCGACGATCAGATTGAGTACACTTGGGGTGATCTCATTGAGTACGCTTCTAAATCAAAATTGCTATTCAAATTTGTTCAAGAAAATCCCGAGCTAGTACATATGTCAAAGTACGCTCTTCTTCAGCCAAAGGCTGAGAGTGTACATCCATCTGCGGTAGTTATTGTGCCGAAGAATGCTGTAGATGACGGAAGAGAAATAGACTTGTGGGAGTGGATGCCTGTTAAGAAAATTGACGGGGTTCTTGTAAGTGAATGGGAGGGTAAGTATATTGATAAGAGCGGTTTTTTGAAGGAAGATATCCTCGGACTATCTCAGCTTGATAAGTTCGCCAATATTCTTGGGCTTATTAAAAAGAATTGCGGTAAAAACATAGATGTTAACAAAATCCCAATGGATGATGATGAAGTATTTAGGTATTTCAAGAGAGGGTGGAATGAGGATGTATTTCAGTTTGGTACCACTGGCTTGATGAATTATTGCCGTCAGGTTAAGCCTACTTCTATGGATGATTTAATTGCGATGACCGCTTTATTCCGTCCTGGTCCAATGGATGTTAATGCTCATCAAGATTTTGCTGATATTAAGGCAGGAAAGAAAAAACCATCATATGATTACGGAATGGAGGACATTACAAAGGAAACATATTCTTTGTATGTTTATCAGGAACAAATTATGAAAGCAGTAGTCGTAGGAGGGTTATCTGAGGTAGAGTCTGATATCTTGCGTACAACCATTAAAAAGAAGGATTTGAAGACTCTAGCAGCGTTCGGAGATAAGTTTAAGCAGGGATACATTAAGTTGCTTAAAAAGGCAGGAATTGACTCTCCTGAAGATTACGCTAATAAGGTATGGGATAAGTTGCTAGCATTCAGTGGCTATGGTTTCAATAAGTCGCACGCTGCCGCTTATACAATAATGAGTTATTGGTCTCAATGGTTCAAGGTGAATTATCCGTTGGAGTTCTGGACTACAGCTCTTCAGTTTTCAAAAGAAAGTGAAGTTCCGTATCGCTTGGCTGAATTAAAGAAGACGGGAGTTGAAATCGAAATTCGTCCACCAGATGTAAACTTTTCAGAGGGTAATTTTACATGCGACCCAAAGGAACAGCGTATCTTCTTTAGCTTAACAAAAATCAAGGGAGTAGGCGAAACAGCGATAAAACATCTTGTTGAAACTCGTGCTGCAGGTGGGCAATTTTTTAATCTAGAAGAATTTCTGAGCCGAGTACCTAGTAAGGTGAATAAAACTGTTGTAAAGTGCTTAATTATTGCCGGAGCGTTTGATCTCATAGAGAATATAAAGAATCCTCGCGACCGAAGAGATCTGTTAGCTAAATATCTTGAAATTAAGGGTGAAGATTTGCCTGAGGAATATAAAACAGCAGACGCTAAAACAAATGCGTTTTGGATTTTAGAACAAAAGCGTTTGACGGGTTTTGGAGAGGTTGATTATGAAAGTATGATTCGTGATTCAATTCCTAATAAGCGAGTAGCGAAGTTGTATGTGAATGATACGGAATTCCTTGACAGTAAAGCAGACGCTGAGGTTACAGTAGCAGGAAAGTTGATATATTACCAAACAAAGGAGATTAAAAACGGAACCATGTGCACCTTACAGATCGATTGTAATAATACGATTATTCCTATTCTGTTATGGCCTGATGCGTATGAAAATCTCCCTGAGCCAGTAGATACTCTCAAGGGAATGACCATAGCTATTTGCGGCAGGGTTAAGAAAGACAAGTTCAAGAATGAGAAGAAATTGTACAGCGACGCAAAAACGAAGTTGTATGTATTATCTAGTCATAAAACAAAGATGACGAAGCAGGAAGAACATTTCAGTAAAAAATTGTAAATATGATTGTAAAAATTTTTAAGGGTGATTATCTCAAGCGTTTAGATAACATCATTCAATGGTCGGAAAAAGATGTATTTAACAAGGAAAGTGTATCACAGCATTCCTATAAGGTTACCATCTTTTGTAGAGTTCTTTTAGAAGAGGTCTTTGGTAAGAATAAGACTAGAAAGCAAAGAGAATTCATAATGAGTTGCGTTGACCACGCTATGTTCCACGATTGGGATGAAGCGTTGTTATTGAGAGACATTAGTCATGAGACGAAGTATAATCCTTACAACGGAGAAGAAATTCGCAATGCTCTCAATAACCTTTCAAAGTATTTAGGGGAAAGAGAACTCACTGATGAAACACCTTGCGGTAGTTTTATTTTTGACTCATTAAATGAAGTTGACGAAGATGTTTTAACACTTTGTAAGTTTTGCGACTGGTTAGCTCTTGCCTTCTTTATTCAGAGGGAGTTGCTAGTAGGTAATCAAAATTTGAGCAAACAAATAGAAACAGTTCACAGAGGTTTGTTAGCTTCTGCTGAAAAGTGTGAAGCTATGTTTCACAAGAGATTCAATCTCAAGGTTAGTATAGTCAACAAATTCTTTAATGTAGAAGAAAATGAATAGTGGTAAAGTATATGGCTTCGTTGGGCCAATCGGTGGCGGTAAAACTTATCAATTGAATAAGTTAATGAATTCCTCGTTTGAAGAAGAAAGAGTTTTCATCTCTTCAGATTTTAGCGATGGTATTCGAGATACGCTCTTAAAGGTTTTTGGTGAGGGCGGTATTGTAGATCCAGCGTCAGAATTTTATATGAGATGGAAGGATTGTAAGCAAGGAATAATTCTCCCAACAGATAATCACAATCATGTCTATTTCAAAGGCAGAGATTTGCTAAAGAATATAGGCGAAGAGTTGAAAAAGTTAGCTGGAGATGATGTTTGGGCACGCTGGACGGGAAATGATGTTAGCAAAAAATACTTTTCAATCGCAGACCCAGAACGACAAAATACCGCTAATGTAGCATTTGGCTCAATTCGTTATCCTTATGAAGCAGAAATGGTTTTTAGCGTAGCGAAAATAATGGGGAAGGATGTTAAGATAATTTTCTGTAATCATCATGAAGTGGAATTTAATCCTGATACCCACAGTAGTGAAATTCTCTCTCACCAGATGATATTGAGGGGTTGTAAGGATGGCGAAGATATCACCGCACTAATTAAGGAATATTTCAAAATTAAATAGGTATGCAAAAGAAGATCATTCAAGTAGGAGAAAACACCTACAAACTTTTGTTCGATGATTTTGACGAAGACATGGATATTGACTCTTTGTTGAAAATCGATTACAGTAACATCGTTGGAGAACTCATTACTTTCCCAGTGATTGTGAATCGCTTCGGCAATCTATTAGCAGAAGCAGAAAGTAAGGTAGCGGAAAGCAAGCTAAATCTGGAAGTCTTTGAGGCGAAAACAAAAGAGCGTTTGAGAAGTGAACTCGCTGAAGCTAATGGAGGCAAGAATCCTACAGTAGAAGCATTGAATAACGCTTTGTTGATGAATAAGTCTTATCAGGCTATGAGAAAATCTTACATTGAGGTTCAAAAGACAAGGGATTATATAAATTCAATCTTTTGGTCTGCCAAAGATAAGAGTGCTAAACTTGATAAACTGTCTTTGACTGTTCAAAGCGGTGATATCCCTGACAGCGTTATAGAGGGTAGAGTCAACAATGTATTGATAAAGAAAACAAGAAAAATTATAGACTAATTTCAAATTTGAAAAGTTATGGCAAATTTAAGAGCTCAGCTAAAAGCAACAAGCATCAAGAAGCTTCAGAAGCAGGTTGATGCAGAGAACGAAATGGTTGGAACAGGTTCTTCAACCGAGTATTTGAATCTGGAAGACGGAAAGACAATTAAGATCCGTATTTTCCCTGCTCATCCTGGTCAGGAGGAGTTCTATGTAGCCAAGAAGTGTTACTGGCTTACTTTCAACACAAACGATGGTGACACTCGTAGAGGTACTGTACTTGACTCAAAGGTACACGGAGGTACAAAGTGGGATGTTGTTGAGGAGTATGTTAAGTGGGCTAAGAAGCGTGTCGGAAATGACGCTGAAAAACTTGAGGCACTCGTAGGTAACGGACCAAAGAGTAATTCACTCAATCCTCAGTACACTTGGTTGTGTTACGCTGACCGTGTAAACGGAGACGACCAGTTGAGAGCCAAGTTGTGGGAGTTTAAGAAGATGGTTCGCGATGCCATGAATAAGTTAGCGTTCAGCGAGGATGAAGATGAGGTAATAGAGGTTGACCCATTCACAGATCCAGACGAGGGACTTCCTATCAATGTTACTTATCGTAAGAATCCTAACAAGAAAAAGGGTGAGAATTATTACGAGGTGGCGTTCCCGAAGAAAGTATCGGCTCGTCCTCTTACAGATGAGGAGATTGAGTATTTCATGACTCTCAAGCCACTTTCAGAGGTAATATATAAGTACGGAATGCGTGACTTTGAGCGTGCGTTAGAGGGTCTTCAAAACTTTGATGAAGATAATGAAATCGGTCTGTTCGATGACGACGATTGGCTTGAGCACCTTGAAGAGATAAAGGCTCAATATGACGCTGAGGAAGAGGAAGAGAAGCCTAAGAAGTCTGCTAAAAAAGTTGTCAAGAAAGACGCACCTGCTCCGAAGAAAGCGGTTGTAGAAGATGAAGATGATGATGAGGAAGATGACGATACTCCTGAGGAGGAAGACGACGCTGAAGACGCAGAGGGAGACGAGTTTGATGACATGGATAGGTCAGAACTCAAGAAGTATATCTCAAAGAACGGATTAGAGATTTCAGTAAAGAAGTCTATGAGTGACGATGATTTGAGAGAAGCTATTCGTGCTGCTTCTAAGGAGGAAGACGCTGATGAAGCGGATGACGAAGAAGAGGATGATACTGATAACGAGGAGGAAGCTCCCGCAAAGGTATCACTCAACGATATCCGCAAGCGTTTAGCAGGAAAGAAGTAATTTGATTCTATAACATGAGCCAGCGGAGTAGTATCTATATTCCGTTGGCTCTTTTTAATTCTGAAAAGATGAGCATAATTGATAAAATAGTAAAGAAATTTAACAGCGAAGATGTAATAAAGTTCTCTGATAAAGATGGATTCACCGCTGTTAAAAGTTGGTGTCATACGGGAAGTCCTAGTCTAGATTACAATCTTCATACCTTTGGTCTTCCTACAGGAATAATTGAAATTGCCGGAATGAGCCGAAGTGGTAAAACGACTCTCGGATTAATGGCTATGAAAGCGTTCTTGAAGGAAAATCCTGACGATGGAATCGCTGTAATATTGAGTAGTGAAAATCGTGATAACAAGGATTACGCTCTTCAGCTTGGCTTACCAACGGAGCGTATCATCATTGTGAAGATAAAGTATGTAGAAGCAATGTTCCTTCAGGTTAAGAAACTCATTATGGACGCAGATGAGATTTTAGCTGAAGAAAAAATGAAGCCGAAGTTCTTCTTTTTGTGGGATAGTTTGGGAGCAACTCTTAGCAAGTCGGAGCTTGATACTATGGAGGAAAATACCGAGCGAATGGAAAAAGCGTTATCAAAAGGTGAGAATGTTGAAGACTTCGAGTTGAAGAATGAAAAGATGATGGCGTTTGCTAAAGAAGCTAAAAAGTTCGCCAAGGGTATAATGTCAGAAATGTACACACATATAGTTCACTTTGTTATTCTTAATCATCAATATGAACAATCTGTTATGGGTATCACTACACGCAAGAGTACGGGCGGTGAATGGGTATCGCTGTTTCCTACTCTCAGACTCTCCATGAAACTCAAGGGACACGAGAAATTAGACGATGTAGAGGTCGCTCAGATTACCGAGGTTAAGGTAGTAAAGAATGACTTCGGAAGTCGTCAGAAAACAGACATACGCATCTTGTTAGGTTATGGCATCATACTTTCTCAGGAGGATATTGATTACGCTCTTGAGACAGGAATCTTGAAAAAAGAGGGGGCGAAAAAGATCAGCTTTATGAATGGCAAACTTACATGGTCTTCTCCTAGAGAATTATTCAAACATTACTATGAACATAATAAGTTGTTAATCGTTTTACATAACAAGATTCGTAAATCTATGCAAGACGATCTGCTTGCTATGAAGGAAAGGTTAAATAAGGGTATCGAAGATAACTAACATAGTTTTTTCTTAAAAAGAAAGATTATGAAAAAGGCGGTAGCGATACTTGTTAATGATGTTCATCTTGATAAGAATAACGGAGAGCTGGTTAAAGACATCTTTAATCAGCTTTCATCTCTTTGTCATGAACGAAGCATCAATGAGATTTGGGTAGGCGGTGATGTTTTCACCAATAGGAGCGGACAGCCGTTATCTTGTTTAACAACTTGGAAGGAAATTCTAGAAGACCTTATGGATGAAGGAATCTTAATAAGAGTCATTCCAGGAAATCATGATAAGACAGACGCTGATGATGAAAGAAGCTATTTAGATGTATATTCTGAGCAGTATTTGTATAGCGTAGGAACTTGTGTAAGTGTAGATGGATTAGATGTTGTATTCGTTCCGTATTTCAAGGATGAAAAGTGGCTTGAAGAATGGAAGAAAGCAGACGCTAAAAGAAACAAGAAGCGTCCAGCGGTACTCATTACCCATATGGGGTTCGATGGCGTTGCTAATAATGACGGATCAAAGGTAGAATCTATCATAAAGCCGTCTATGTTCTCTGATTATAAGAGCGTGTTAATTGGACATTACCATAACGCTAGTAAGATAGCAAAGAATGTATTCTACACAGGCTCTGCGTATCAAAATAATTACGGAGAAAATATAACAGACAAGGGTTTCACAATTGTTTATAGTGATGGTTCAACTGAATTTGTTGCTTCAAGATTCCCTAAATATATCAAGCAAGTAATTTCCGCTGATGATAAGGAATCTCTACAAAATCTATTAGAAAATTATGAGGGGGAGACTTATGACCATATACGCTTTGAATTTGTAGGAAAAAAGACCGACTGTCAAAGAATAAACATAGCGGAAATTCAGGGTAAATACGGAATAGACTGCAAGTTTGTTTGCGATGAAGAAGAGGAAGCAATTGAAATATCTGAGAGTGACAGCGTTCTTTGTTACGATAAAAAGGCGGTTGTGAAAGATTTTTTCAAGTTTTGTTCAGAGAATGAAATAAAAGGTTCTCAAATGAAGTATGGTTTAGAACTAGTAAAAAACATCTAATATGTGGAATCCCGTAAAGATAGAATTCAAGAATCTGTTTTCTCATGTTGACTCGTCTTATGAGTTTAAGAATAACAGATGTGTAGTTATATTCGGCGACAATCGTACAGATAGATCGCTAGAAAACAACGGAGCAGGTAAAACAACGCTGTTTGAAGCTATCTGTATTGCATTGACTAACGAGAGTCTCCGCAATATTAAAAAAGATAATTTCATCAATCGTGAAGCCGATTCATGTTTCATTTCATTTGAGCTCCACAACCCAGTTCTTAGGAAAGAGTTGATTATTCAAAGAACTTTCTTCAGGGGCGGTAAATCTGTGAATGTGAAGATATTTGAAAATGGGATACAGAACACTCAAGTAACATCTGTGGCTGAAGCTAATAAAAGGGTTCTTGAGTTGATAGGTATAAGTCGTGAAGATTTGCTTCGTTATTACATAATCAGTCAAGATAATCATTACACTTTCTTTACAGCAAGCGATACTGAAAAGAAGGAGATTATGAATCGAATAACTAGTGCTGATATGATAAATCCCGCCATAGAAGAATTGAATAATCGTAAGGCGATAAAGCAAGACGAATTACGACTTCTTTCTCTAGAGACGGATAAGTTATCGGGGAAAAGGGAAACGCTGGCAGAACAGCGATTAGAACTCTTGGAAGCTGGTAATAATGATGAAGAGATAGCGGAGTTAGAAGAAAGGATATCTGACACTGAAGATCTTCTGAAGAAAAATAAAGAAGAAGCATTAGTCATAGATGAAGAAATAGCTATCGTTGAAAAAGCGTTAAGTGAGATAACCATTCCTGATGTTTCAAATCTCAAGGCAGAACGAAAAAAGAAGCGTTCTGAGTTAGATTCTTTTGAATCTGAATTGAGAGAATTGAATCGTGTTAAGAAGAATCTCAAAAACGAATTGTCTGATTCTATTGAATGTCCTTCATGCGGTCATGAATTTATTCAGTCAGATTTAGGTTTAAGCGTTGAAGACGCTGAAAGATTACTCTCTGAGACTGACAAAGAGATTAGTAAGGTAACTAAGAAAATTGAAGATGCTGAAGCTAAAATAAAAGCTCTCACAATCAAGATAGAAAAAGCAGAATCTATTCAAGAGCGTTATGATGAGTTTGAGGATAAGCTCAATCGTTTGAAAAGGAAGCGTTCTAACAAAAAGAACGAAGAGCAGGATCTTCAGAAAAAGATTAAGCGTTATGAAGAGCAAATTGTTGCTTTGAAAGATGAAAAGAAAGATAATTCAGCTATCAAGAAAATAGAAGCAAAGATAAAGGAATGTGACGATGAGATCAGTAGGTATAAAGAGGCAATGAAGCCTATTGAAGAAGAACTAGATTTGATAAAATTCTGGTTATTTAACATGGGTAAAAGCGGTTTCATGACATACCTAGCTAATAAGTCTGTAAAGATTATTGAAGGAATCACAAACAGTTATCTCCGTAAATTCGGTGTTGATATATCTGTTTTGATAAATGGATTTACGATATTGAAGTCAGGAGAAGTGCGTGAAAAGATTGATGTCTTTGTATCAAACGACGGAGTAACTTCAGAAAACTTTATGGCAAAAAGCGGTGGCGAGAGGGGTAGAGTTACTCTTGCCGGAGTGTTAGGAATTCAACACCTTATTAACTTGTCTTCAAATGGCGGTGGTTTGAATTTGCTTGTATTTGATGAATGTTTTCACGGAATGGACTCTAGAGGACAAGAGAACATTATCAAAATTTTCGAAAGAATGGGGGTTACTATTTTGGTGATTACCCAGAATGTCAGCGAAGGATTTAACAATGAGAACACTTTAAGGGTTGTGAAGGAAAATGGCGTAAGTCGTTATATTTCAAACACCCAAAGTTAAGATATATATTATGGAAAAGTGGATAAAACACATAAAAGATCGTAAGCTAATTGCCATAGATCCAGGAAAGGCAGGTGGAATAGCGGTATTCTCAGTTGACTCTAAAGAGTTGATTGAGGCTATTCCTATGCCCGAAACTCCTCAAATGATTTTGAATTTCTTCAAACGATATCAAAATAACAGTAGGTGTTATCTAGAGAAAGTTGGCGGAATTCCTGGTCAAGGAGGAGCTTCTTCTATGTTCAATTTCGGTAAGGGGTTTGGATGGTTAGAGATGGCTCTAATATCATGTCGAATACCTACCACAGAAGTAACTCCTCAGAAGTGGCAAAAGGAACTTCAACTTGGTTCAAAGGGAAAGAAATCAACTACTGAATGGAAGGCTAAATTGATGCAAAGAGCTCAACAACTTTGGCCATCCGCAGAGCGTCAATTCAACTTCAAGTACAAAAAAGATTGGCTTGCTGTTTCAGACGCTCTTCTTATTTTAGAATACGCAAGATTAACAGAAAAAGCGGTATGAGTAAATTTGTATGCGAAAATCCTGATTGTGAAAGATATGGAATAGAAGATGAATATCTTTCTAATAGATATAAGATGATAGGTGGACAATTGGTAAGTAATAATGCTCCGTGTCCGAAATGCGGTTCTATCCGCAGGGAAGTTAATCTTAATCAAAGCGTTCCTTTGAGCGAGAAGAACATTGGTATAGGTAAATACACCATGTCTTCTCCAGAGGGAAGAAAAGAAATGTTAAAGAAGCGTAGCCACGATCATTATATGAAGGAAGTAAAACCTTACAAAGATCATCAAATGAATCAAGTAATGAGCGAGTTCAAGAACATGAAATAAATATCATCAACAATGACACTAGAGAATCTATATTTTCGCAAGGACTTCTACTATGATGCGGAACAAGTAGAGAGGTACATAGGTACAATCCAGACTTCTACTAGTTCTAAACGAGTCCGTGCCTATAAGAATCTCGTCTTTATGATGATGAAAGATATTGTTAAAAAGAATATCTCAAATTTTCTTAATTTATTGCGGGGTATAGATTCTCCTGATATTCCTGAGAGGAATGACTTGGTAACTAATTGTTACATCACATTTGATAAATGTTTAGAGAAATATATAGTGGACAGAGGATACAACTTCTACTTTTATTTCAATAAAAGTTTATCAAGAAACTTTTTCAGAGAATACCAAAGAGAAATGCAACGAATGAACGCATCAGCCGAAGTAACTGAAGCTATGTCTTATGTTAGTAAGGAAATGAGGGTAGATGCTGTTCATAGTAGCGTAGATTTTGTAATGGATAACTTACAATTTACTCCGTTAGAAAAGAAAATATGTCATTCAAAGATGAGTGGGCAAAGAGCATCGGATTTTTTGAAAATGAATCCGGAAGTAACTAATTCACAATATTCGAGAGCTCTCAAGAGCGTTAAGAATAAGCTATTGTTAGCAAAGGAAAATAACGAAATTTGATTATGGAAGTAAATATCTATCAAAAAGCAATTGAGCAATTAGTGATGGAAGGATACACCATCCTCCAGATTGTTCAGCCAAGCGGTCATACGCTTTATTTCAATATTTATAAATGGCAGGAAAGCTACTTTAACACTGCTCAATCTGTTGACTTCAATACTGCCGAGGGTGTAAACATAACAGAGTTTTTACATAAAAATGTAGCGATGTGTAATAACCGAGTTGAGTTCCTCAATCATTTCAATAAAGAAATGGAAAATGGCATACTTGTACGCTGTGAGTTCTCAAAGGATTCAACTTGGTATAAGTGGAGCGCACCTGAAGGAGTTAAAAAGTTAAGATAATGCAAAAACCGTCAAAGTATCAACAGGCAATTTATAAAGCATTTCAATTAACGAACAAGAATATCAGCATATCAGCTGTAGCAGGATCAGGGAAGACTACTGTGCTTTTGGAGCTACTTAATTTTGTGCCCAAAGACAGTACTTCCCTTTTCTTAGCATTTAACAATTCAATCGTTGATGAATTGCGAGAACGAAACAAGCGTTCAGATGTACAAATAATGACAATCCATTCATGCGGATGGAGAGCTATATTGTGTAGATATGGCAGTAAGGTAAAAATGAATCCGAATAAGGGTATAGCAAAAACAGAGCGTGTTATGAAGGATATGAAAATTCCTGAAAGTAAGCGTGGTTATTATTTTTATGTTATACCAAAGATCTTAGATTTGATGCGTTGTAACCTTTGTGAAGACGATGAAGAAGCAATTCTTCAACTCACTCTACATTATGACCTCAATGTAGAAAGGGAAGATATCAAGATAGCTCAGAAAGCGTTTAAGCTCATGACGGCTGATAAGAGTCAGTTCGATTTCATGGATATGATTTATGTTCCAGTGACAGATAAATCGGTAAGATTACAGAAATACGATTATGTATTTTGCGATGAAAGTCAAGACTTCTCCCTTTGTCAACAATTGTTCATAAAAAATAGTTTGAGTAGAAAGGGTCGTCTGATTACAGTAGGCGATAGGAATCAAGCGATTTACGGATTCGCAGGAGCCGATGCTAATAGCTATGATAAGCTGTGTAATCTCAATGGAGCAGCAATTAAGATGCCGTTGAGCGTAAGTTATAGGTGTGCTAAAAAGATCGTCGAAGAGGCACAGCAAATTGTCCCTGAGATAAAGTACGCTGATAACGCAATAGATGGACATGTTTGGCAAGATGGAAGTCTTACTGAAATTCGACAAGGAGATTGGATACTTTGTAGGAATCTGAAACCTTTGGTTCAAACATATCTTTGGTTAATGAAGAACAAAATAAAAAGCAAAATCAAGGGTAAGGACATCGGTGAAGGCATTATAAGTTTGATTGTTAAGACGGGAGCTAGAACTATCCCCGAATTATTTGAGGGCATAGAAAGGGAAGAAAATAAGTTACTAGAGAAGTTACAAAAGCGTGGAGTGAGACATCCTGCTTATCACCCAAAAATGGAGCTACTGTTTCAGCGTGTAGAAGTTATCCAATGTTTGAGTGAAGAGGTTGATGATGTGAAAGAATTGAAGCGTTTAATAGAAGACATCTTCAGCGACGAAATTAAGGGAATCATGCTCAGTACAATTCATAAAGTAAAGGGATTAGAGAATAATAGAATCTTCTTCTTAATTCCAGAGTTGATACCTAGTAAGTTCGCAACAATGGATTGGCAATATGAGCAAGAAGAAAATTTACGCTATGTAGCTATTACAAGAGCAAAAAGAGAATTGATTTATGTTCACACAAATACTTTTTTAGAGGACATCAAAGGCAAAGTTTTTTTATAAAAATTGTAAAGTTATGGCAACAGCAACATTTGTAAAATCAGCAAGGAAAGATATTTATTCTTGCGGTAAGCGTGTAGAATTAGTACATCAAAAAGGTAAACACGCAGGTGAAAAGTATTCTAAGATCGACAGAACTCAACCGAGAGATGAGAATGATTCTATCTTAATTCATAAAGGTGAATCATATTGGACTTGGTGTTTCATGAATCAATCTCCTAATTATTCAAGAATCAGATACGGGTCAGCTTCTTCAGGAAAGAATTGATGAGTGTGAAAGCCTTATTTCTGATTTTGAGAATATAGACACAGAATATTGTGAGGATGATACCACTGAGGATGAAGCTGAAGAGAATGAAGATACAGAAGATGATGCAAAGGAAGAGTGGCTAGAAAATGTTATAGCGGAAATTCAAGATGTTTCATTTAATTTGTAAAACATGGAAGACATCAATAAAAAAGCAAACGAAGATGAGCTCAATAAGGCTTACGAGGAGATAGGGAAGACTCCTAGAAAGTTCATCCCAGTACCAAAATCTAAAAATCAAAATGAAGATGGAGAACAAGAATCAAATCCCTCAAAATCTCGAAAAGGGAATGAGGGTTAAAGCTATCTGCATGGGGAAGCTAGTAGGCGATTACATAGTAGATAGAGTTGACGCAGGCAAAGCGTATCTGCTCGTTAGAGGAGATGAAAGTAAGAAGACGAGTAAAGTTGTTTCATCTAGTATTAACTCTCGTAACGGAGCTGTAGAATGCCTCGAGGGGAATACTATTCAATGTACTGAGTATTATTATGAGAGCTGATTTCACTCCAGAGAGGATAGAAGAATTATCAAGCGGTGAGATTTTTGTTTTTGGCTCAAATCTAAATGGTAATCATTATGGCGGTGCCGCAAGGATAGCTTATGAAAAGTTTGGAGCAGAATGGGGTGTTGCTGAGGGTTTGAGCGGTAATACATATGCTATCCCAACGCTTGATAAGGAAATGCAGTCTGTTTCTGAAACAGATTTGTTTAATAGCTTCCGTTCGTTCATAGCAGTCATCAAGCAACATCCAGATTTAACATTCTACTTAACAAAGATAGGGTGCGGAATAGCAGGGTGGAACATTGAATCTGTAAGGAAACTTCTTTGGGAAGCAATTCATGAGGAAAGCGGTAATAAGGTTCCTAACAATCTTGTAATGCCGTATGAATTCTATTATGAGCGAAGTGAGCGGAATAAGAATCGATCTCGGTACGGACTTTACAAGCCACCATCAGATGTACTGTTGAAACATTCTCAGCGTGAAGTTGGGGAGTTAAAAGCCTACATTGATGAGTTGGAACATAACATTAAAGAATTAAGGAAGCAACTCCAAAAACAGCAAGAAGAATTTAATAAGTATAAAAAGCAAAATTCTCAAAAGATAGATATTTCCGCTTTACATGAAGCAGCTCATAGGGTGAAGAGCGAGGAGATGTATAAGGGAATGAAGTCTCAAAATAAAAAATTGCGTAATGAGTTGAAAATGCTTCGCAAGTCTAAAAACGAATTATTACACAAAATGGCTCAAGTAGGTTATATGAAGAAAAACGAATTATCAAAGGCTCTTGAGGAAGAAAGGCTTCGTAGAGAGCAACTTGGCAACCTAGCTTCTTCAGCGGTTACGGAGGAGGAGCGTGAGAGATATCACAACGAAATCGTAGATTGTGAGTCAGTGATTCAATCATTAGAAGAAGACTTGAAAATGTACGATTAGTGTTTATTTCCTTACATAAGCGTATTTATTGTGGTATCGGTGTTTTCTGCTAGAATTCGCCAATACCCCAATAATAGCACAATAAACCGCAATTATTAAATAAGGTAAAACAATAAACCACAATCAAGATGGGTAATTTTAAGGATATTCAGATTCCTGATGGTGTAGTTAATGTTGCTGAGTATAAAAAGATGCTAGTGTTAAAACAGCATCCAAAACTTCAAAATACTATCTACATAAGTAGCGAGGGAGACGAAATAAATATAGCTATGCTTCCTCATAGATTGAAGAGGTTTATAGAACATCTCAGTCCACAGGAACAAGATTCAATCATGACTATGAAAAGCGAATATAACAAGATTCGCGCAAAGATTACAACCGCACATAATCTTGCTTTTGGAAAAGCAGGACGCTATGGAGGCAAGAAGAAAGATGAGTTAGTAAAGTATCAGCTATCCCCATTTGAAGAAGACATAATTGAGCTATTAGGAAGAATGTTCACAGTGAGTGAGGTAGTTCGTATAATGGGCGAAGACAATGGGGTAATTGTAAATGAGGACGATGTTAAAGATGTTCTAAAAAGACATATTTCGGAGATTGAGCGTAAGCGTGAAGAATTCCGAAATAAGGTTGCGGATGTTCGTCTGTATAACAAGAGACCAAGGCTTGAAGAGTTAGCTTGGATGTATAGTAAGATGAAGATGCGCTATGTGGCATTAAATAGCATAGATGCTTACAACTGTATGTTAAGGACTCTTGAACAAATCCGTAAGGAAGCTGAGGGTGATGTTTTGACCCTGAATGGAGCATTAGATGTGAACATCGAGGTAACTATCCAGGAACATATTCAGGCTGAAATTCTCAAGACAATTAACTTGAAAGAGATTATTTTAGGTAGAGTAGCAGCACGAATGAATTACGATCCTGCTAAATTGATTGCCGGACTTCACAATAGTTATTATGCGAAGTTTGTTGAAATTGGTGGAGATTTTGATGAAACGGCTGAAATGCATTATCCTAGTGCGAGTGCTTACGACTTTGCTCAAATTGAAAGAAATGCTGATGCGACCGCTATGGACATGACTCCTGAAGAACTTCCTCAGGAACAGAAGAGCTCCGCACAGAACATAAAGGATTTATTCTTAGCAAAGATCCGTAAACAAAAGAAAGAAATGGAGTCTCGTCAGGTGATTTGGCAACATATGGCACGAGAAGAGAATGAAGTAGATGAGCAGACTGGCGTTGATGAACCTATTAAGCGAGGAAAGGGTAGAGCGAAAGATGAGCAATTGCCTAGTAAAACTGTAGATGGTAAGCGTAAGACTGCTAAGAAAGAATATTACAGCGGAGAGAAAAAGAAATAACAAAGTTATACTATAATGTAGTTCGTTGAAACTTTTAGGAACGCTTGTTTGGACACGGGTTCGATTCCCGTCACCTCCACAAAATCGTTTTCCTGTTCGATAAAATAGGATGGTGGAGTTGGGTGTGAATTGCCTTGGTACGGCCATTTCGTCTATCGGTTAGGACGCAAGATTTTCATTCTTGAAAGAGGGGTTCGACTCCCCTATTGGCTACTATGGGGGTGTTTGGCTTTGACAGCGAGTAAGTATGATTAGTGGAGAATTACAAGTCAATTAAATGGCAAAAACATTTTCAACGCTATCCGTAACAAGGTTATGGGATTAGCACAGCGAGTTGCAATGCCTCAAATGGCAGTGGCAGCGTAAGCGGAGGGGTGGAGACGCAAAGCGTCTCTGCCCCTTTTGTTTTAGCAAGGTTATTATACACATAAATTGTAAATAAAATGGGTAAACAAGAGAAAATAATGTACGAACATTCTCAGGAAGCTCAATATCTTTTTGAGACATGTAATTTTGACGGCACCTTCACTCGTTGGCGCACCGCTGTAGAAGTGTTAGGTGAAACTGTGAAGAGCTATCTTATCAAATTAAAAGAACCGATCAGAAATCATTGCGTAGGCGATCAAATCTGGGTTATGAAGAAAAAGGTATGCTTCCCAAGAGTTCCGTTAGATACGAGTCATTATTGGTTCAATAATTTTGAAAGTAGGGAGCTAAATATGGAAAATTAGCAAAAATTTTTAATTTTTCTTTGCCGTTTCAAAATAAGTAGTAATTTCGTACCAGAATAGTAAATCAAACAGATTGAACAATTGAGAGACCTAATGTCTAACAGTCGTTAAGTTCAGTGGTATGAAGATCTGCTTAAAGCAGCTAAACCAGTAACTGTTTCACCAATTTCTGAGGTTCTCTCAGAAGAACAGATTCAACATATTAAAGACAATATTCAATTAAGGAAAAAGGAGTGTTATAGACATGCTACTTTATTCTGCTTGCACATCCCCAACTCTGTTTATGTAGAGGGGCAGTTTTCAACCTTTGGTCTGCCTATTGAACACGCATTTAACAAGGTTGGGGATAAATATGTAGATATAACAGCGGAGCTAGTACTCGGTGAAGATGTTAGCAAGTTAGAATATATTTCATGGGGAGAGTACGACATTGATCTGGTAAGTAAGATAATAACAGACCGAGGATATTATGGTGACATATATCGTCAACTTTATGTGGAAAATTTGAAATAGCGTTATGGCAAAGAAAGTGGTTATAAAAGACGGAAAGTCTTACATTGCTAATCGTTTCAAGTGTGAGGAGTACGCTTGGAAAGCAATAGATCCAAAGACCAGGATAGGCTGGTGTAAGGTAGGTAATTGTCCTTGTAGAGCAAATAAATGTTATAAACTTAAATAATATGGCAAAGATTTATAAAACAAATGGCGAAATTGTAGACATTGAGCCAAAGAACGGAAAGGATTTTCAGCTTAAAGAGTTGAATGACATTGTAGGCGGTTACATTGAATTAGTAACACTCCCTAATGACGAGTTTATGGTTGTTAATGAGGAAGGAAAGATAAGGGGACTTCCTGTGAATGATAACGCCACAGAAATATATCACAGAAAGATTGGCCATTGGGACTATATTGTAGGCGATTGTCTCATTTGTAAAACATCTCAAATACGATGAAGATTAAGGTTTCAATGGCTATCATGAGTCATCTCAGTGATGCTCAGGAGCTTATTATGATGGGCGGTATTTCTCAAGCTAACGAGCACATCAATTTTGCGAAAAGGCTAGTTCTGAAGTATGATAATACTGATGAAGAAGTAAGTACAGAAGAATTAGATAAATTGTGGCAAGAAAAATAGTTAGCAAAGTTTTTAATAACAAATCGTAAAAATTGTATCACACTTAAAATTGTAAAGTTATGGCAACAGATCGTAAAACAAAGGTTAGAAGAATCAATGTAATAGTTTGGTTAGTAATAGCGGTATCTCTCATGATATGCGCATACAACGCATGGAGTCAGAATGGTCCGTACACACCCTTCAGTTTCATAGTCAGTTTAACAGTTCATGGCGGATTTTGTCTCGTAGCAGGAATGCTTGTAGATGAGCAGATCATAAAACATTTTAACAATAAGTAATATGAAACCTAGTAGTCAAGCAGTAGAGGAGTGGGCAAAGAGCGTTGCTTCAAAGAATAAGCGTCCTCTCACAGAAAAGGAAGCGACAGAATTCATTAAGTATTTCATGTCTCAAAAGGCTCTTGATGATGCGTACGGAAACAACTTCTTCTATGAGGCACGAGAGGAATATCCTGAAGTTGCAGGTTCTACTCACAAACCTTACATCTTTGAGATTGCTGGAGTAAAGGTAAATGTATGGTGCGTAAAGGAGTTCACACATAGCATGCCCGTAGAGGCCAGAGGAATCCGCTTCCCTACACTTATGTCTACATTATGTAGAAAGATGGCATACAAGAGAAAGAAGGACTCTAGAGACGCATTATCGTTCGCATCTACACTAATAGAAATGAGTAAGTAGGTAATATGGATTGGATTTATGTTGATGATATAGAGATAACAGATGCTGTTAATTCTATTCATGTTGATACGAGGGATTTTCACTGCAATCTCTTGGAGGAAAAGATAGATCTTAGAGATCGTCGTCATCCAGATAAAGGCGGTAAACAAGAGGAGTTTGTTCTCTTGACTGAACATAAGAATAAGTGTATAAGTTGGGCAAAAAAGAACAAAATTTAATTTTTACCAAAAATTTTTTCGATTTTTCTTTGCCGTTTGCTAAAAAAGCACTACCTTTGTATCAGAATAGTAAGTTAAACTGTAAATAAAATTGGTTATGAAGACAAATTTCACAGATCTTGAAAAGGTAGTTTTGAAGGCAATCGTAGAATCAGCACATGAGTCAGGCGATAACGGAGTTGAATTTCTCTTAGACGAGGTAGTAGGCGCAACAGGAATGAGCCAGCGAAGCGTACAAGGTGTTTGCTCAAGTCTTCAGAAAAAGGGTTACATCGACTGTTTCAGCGGTGAGTATTACTTTGACGGCATGATTCATGATAACGCAGAGGAGTGGTATAAGGAAACTTTTACACAGAAGCCTTTGGTTCTCTCAAGAGCATCTCAGCACTATTGGAACGGCAACGGAGGTAACGATCAGGAGTTGAAGCGTTTAACCGAAAAATTCATGTC